GTTAAAAATAGATTGCAAAAATTTAAAGAAATGTTAATTAATATTGATAATGATGAAGATTTTAAAAAAACAATGAGATCAATATTAGCATTTAAAAACTTATTGGGACACATATATAGTTTTCGTAATACATTGCTCATTTATATACAAAGACCAGATGCTCAAATGGTGAAAAGTGAGTTGAATTGGAATGCCGTAAATAGAGAAGTTGTTGATAAATCAAAAAGAATACTAATTATAGCACCAGCGAGAAGTGCTTTTAAAAGATACACACCTGATGAGAAAAAAAGAATTATCATTAATTTTTTAAATTCGTTGGGTAAAAAATCAGAAGATGAATTAACATTAGGTGAAAAAGAAAAATTAAGAGTATTGTTGCGTGGTAAATTGGTGAAAAATGAATTTGAATTAGCACCTGTTTATGATATTACTGATACTAAACAAATTGAAGGTAAAGAGAATTTGGTAAAAGATGTTGATGATTTCATAAATATGAAATGGTATGTTGATGATTATAAAACGAGTGAAATAACACCATTATATAACGCTTTATTAAAATTTGCCGATGAAAATGGAATATCTATTAGTTTTGAGGAAAAAGATTCTAAAATATTAAAAGGAGCAAGGGGTGCTAGTATTGGTGGTAAGATTTATGTTTTAAAGAACGATGGTAATGATGTTGGAATTACAAAAACACTTGCACACGAAATATTTCATGAATTGCTACATCAAAAATATTTAAGTCAAAAAAATTCAAAATATGCAGCATATTTTGTCGGTAATGAGAATGGTAGGGGATTGGTTGAACAACAAGCAGAATTATCTGCATGGATGTTATTGGCATCGTTTGGTTTTGATTTAAAAACCACATCAATAAATTATGTTGCAATTTGGGGTGCTGATAAGGATGCAATGGTTCGTGTGTTTGATACAATTGCAAATGTTGTGAATTTTATGATAGATTATGTAAATGGTGTAATCACAACATTTGCATCAACAAATGTGAAATTAAGTGAGGTTGAAAATATTGTAAAAAAAGGAAAACATATCACGCCAATGGATGTTGCAAAGGTGCTTGGAGTTACCGATGAGTATAAAGAAGTTCTGAGTGATTTAAGAAATAAAATTAATGAACATTTTTATAGATTTGTAAAAAGAAAATTATAAAAATTTTGAAATTTTTTATACCTTTGTAAAAAAAACATAAAAACTATGAATAAAATTCGATATAGTGCAGTTGTATTGGATGAAAAATCACATAATGAAATTGTTAATCGATTTAAAACAATAATTCCAACTGGTTGGGAAATAATTGCACATCACATGACGATTAATTTGGGTGAACTTGATGAAAAATATAAAAAGTATTTAAATAAATCAGTAAAATTAATTGCACATGATATTGGTATTGATGATATGGCGGTTGCAGTTGGAGTGTCTGGTTTTTTTAGTAAAAATAAAAAACCACATATCACATTAGCGGTTAATAGAAAAAATGGTGGTAAACCTGTAATGTCGAATTATATAAATGATTGGATGCCATTAACAAATCCAATCGAATTAATTGGTATTGTTAAAGAAATTGAATAATTATGATAAAAAGATTAGTAGCGTTTGATTTTGATGGTACTTTAATAGATTCACCATTACCTGAATATGGTAAATTAGTTTGGTCTGAAAAAAAGGGAATTCCATATCCACATTCTGGTTGGTGGAGTAAACCAGAAAGTCTTGATATTGATGTTTTTGACATAAAACCCAATCCCGTTGTATATTCGCAATATTTAAAAGAAATATCAACACCAAACACATATGTTATTATATTAACATCGAGACTAAAAAAATTAGAAGAACAAATTAAATTGGTATTAGAACAAAACAATATATTTGTTAATGAAATCAATACAAAAAATACAAACGAAACTAAGGGAATTAGAATACTAAAATATTTAGACAAATTTCCTGAAATAAATGAGATTTCAGTATTTGATGATAGTATTGATGTGATTGAAAATGAATACAATACAATTAAACACTTATTACCAGATAATTTATCGTTTAATATATATTTTGTTAATAATAATAAATTAACATTAGTTGAATCAAAAATAATTGATATTATTAGGGATGAATTAATAAAATTAATTTAATAGTATTTATTATATAATAAATAAAAATTTTATGCATAAAAACGGTAGACCATATTATTTACCACAAATAAGTGCGCCATATAATATTGTTTTAGATAAATTGAATGATGATAATATTGGTTATAATATCATTAGATTTAAACCCAATGATAATGATAAAATATTACCATCACAAAAGGTTATTTATTCAGATATTATTGAAAAATGTGAAATAAATAATAATAACCCGATTTGGTTATCAACTGATAATGATGTATTAACAATTTGTGATGGACATCATCGTTATTTTAAGGCTCTTTATGATAATGTGCCGATATTAGGTATTGTATTGAATGTCTGTTTTAACGATGCTTGTCGTATTTTAAATAAAATTCAAGATATTTTTGATTATGAAAAATCTAAATCAATTGAAAATGACGTTAATCAAAATATAATTGATTTGAAACAAGATGATGAAAATCAATTTTTAAATGCGCTTGAAGAACATAATGGTTTATTAGGTGGTAATAAAAATAATAAAAAAATAATTGCATATAGAAAAGGTTCAATTATTGAAAATTCGGTTATTGGTAATTTTTTTTGTTTAAATCCAATTAAGGGTTATGATAAATACGAAATTGAATTTGATAATTTATTGGATGTGAAAGACTTGGGTGTAAAATATAGAAAAAACGAAAAACCCGTAGATATTTTGTGTAATATTTGGTTTCCGCATATTAATTTTAACACACTCGCAAGTAAATATAACGTATCTTTGGATAATTTAAAATATAAGGCAATTACAGAATTTGCAAAAAAATTGGGTTATGACGGTGTTAAATATGATGATAATTTAATACAAGGGTTTAAATAATAACATAATTATAATAATATAATGAAATATGACTAATTATAAAATATCAAACATTACAGATAAATTGAATAAAAGAGATGTCAACTATAATAAAATCATTGATTTTAAATTTGTTGACGGTATGTATGTTAGACACATAAAAATTGAACCGGGTGATTTTGTTGTATTAACAATATCAAAATTACCAATATCAGTACAAAAATATAAATTAAAAAATTTGATAAACATTGAAATAATTGGTGATGATGTTTTGAAAAATTTAAGAGAGTATAAAAATATGGGTATTGTTAATAACAATAAAAAAGATAATATTGACACAATTGATAAGAATTTTAATAGTAAAAAAAATGCTACAAAAAGGAAAAACGAAAAGAGTGAAAACGTTTCAACAGATTCTGATAAATAATATTGTGTTATAATAGTTACAATAAAAAACCAGCAAAAAATTTTGCTGGTTTTTTATTTAAATTTCAATATTTTGTGCCGATAATCGTATATTATTATTGAATAATAAAATTTAATAAATTTTTATAATATGGATAATAGAATAAGAGTGTTGTTTTATAATACGGATGGTGCTGGTGTTAATTATTTTAGAACATTAACACCAGCAATTGAATTGGATAAAAATCATAGTAATGAATTTTATACTGAAATTAATCCACAATTAAATTTTGACGATCCTAATATAATTAATTATTTAAAATCATTTGACATAATACATTATCATAGACAATTAGTACCCGATTTAAATAAGATGAAATCAATTGCTGATGAATTGAAAAAAAATGGGACTATTTTAGTTTGTGATATTGATGATTATTGGCATTTACACCCCAAACACCCATTATATGGTTTAAATATTGAAAAAAAATTATACGTTATTGTTCTTGAAAATTTAAAAATTGCTGATTATATTACGACTACAACCGAATTATTTGCAGATGAAATTCGTAAAGTAACTGGTAAAAATAATGTTATTGTTTTGGAAAATTCAATTGACCCAACATGGATGAAACAATTCCAAAATAATTGGAAGCCCGATCCTGATGGTTTGGTTAGAATTACATATATGGCAGGTTCATCACATTATGTTGATTTGGAACAGTTAGAAGGTGTTGTTAATGTATTGTGGAATAATCCAGAATTAAAGGGTAAATTTAAAATTATTGTTGCTGGTTGGGATACACAAGGTGTTACAACGGAAATTACATTAAATCAGGATTTTTTGAGTGATTTACAAAAACGTGGTTTATGGACACAAGAAATGATTAATGAAATTAATCGAAGCAAGGGGGATGTTAATAAAATTAAAAATTTACCAAATGATTTGAAAAATAAATATAATAACAATATCTTTCTTATAAAAGAAAGAAATATAAAATCGGAAGAAAGTGTATATTATTTTTATGAAAAAATATTAACCGATAATCATAGAATTATTGAAAATGAAGATTATAAAAGATGGTTGTTGAATTTTGAAAGAAATGTTAAATATCCCAATGAGGGTAATTATGCTAGAAGATGGACACAAAAAGCCAATATTTATGCACAAGTATTGGATGAAACGGATATTGTTATTGCACCGCTTGCCGATAATCAATTTAATAGAATGAAATCAAATTTAAAACAGGTTGAATGTTGGTCAAGAAAATTACCTATTGTATGTTCTGATATACCACCATATAATGTTGATGGTCGACATATGGAAAATTGTGTATTAATACCCGCAGAAAAAAATGCACATAAATATTGGCAAAAATATCTAAAGAGGTTAATATTAGATGCTGATTTACGTAAAAAATTGGGCGAGCAATTATATGAAGATTTTAAAGAAAAATATCATTTAGCAAATGTTACAAAGAAACGTGCTGATTTTTATAGTAATATAGTTTTGAAAAGAAAATTGAACAATAATAACAATAATTAATATCAATAATGTATGATAAATTTTTTTAAAAAAATCGCATTTTGGGTATATGTTAAAATACATGGGATATTAATTAATATAAGTATTGCATTACATAATACTGAAGTCGATATATTAAAAGCCGATCCCAATATTTATGATGAAAAGGATAAAAAAATACAGAGAAAAAGGCATAGAAATGAAATTCTTGAAAAATTTTATGCTGGTCAAACTGATGAAAAGTATATTCAAGAATATTACGAAATTTTAAAAAAAGCAGATAATTTTATTAAAAATTCAACATATAGAAAAATTGCGATGACTGCTGATAAACATATTAGATATGATGGTGTTGAAAACTATGATGATAGTTCTAATGTTGTTAAAGATAAATATGGTAGACGTGTTGCACATTATGGTTTTTTTGATGAAAAACACAAATATTATGGTAAAACACTTGCTGAAGTGATTGAAATTGAAAAAAAGGAAAGACGAACAAATGATGATGATTTTGAATTAATTTATATCTTTAATAATAAGCCATATGAATTAGGTATTGTTGATGTTTTTGATGTTGTTAATGAACAAAAAAACGATATGATGGTTGATGTTAAAAAAATATCAAAAAAATTTAAATTTCCAATTAAAATTTATCGTGATAATGATAATATAATTAATAAAATTGAAGAAATTACTGAATATTTGCACGTAAAAAGAATTGGTTTTGAATTTAGACAATTAGAGTTTTTTATTCCATTGCATTTTAAAATAGATGAAGTTGAAAATGATTCTGAAATTTTTAAAGAATTAACAAACATAAAAAGTGTGTTTGTTAACGATGATTATGGTAATCTTATTGGTTTTACCGTAAATAAATTCGTAAAGAGAATAAATTATAATAACACCCATGAAGTTTGGAAATTTGAAGGTGTTGAAATGGATGTTATAAAAACAAAATTATAATAATATTAATAATAATTATAATAATTATGAGTAGAATTGTAAAAGCATCGGATGAATTAATTAATTTGTTTAATTCAGTTAGAAAAAAAACAACAATACCTGTTTGGGTTCAGTTTGAACTTCTTTCAAATAATAAACAAAAAACATTATATAAAATAATGAAAACAAATAATGTCGTCGAAGTGATGACTAATGGTGTCAATTTTGCAATCATTTTCAATGAATTAATATTTAATGAATTGCCTGATGATATGAAAGTTATTGCTATTGATGAATGTCTTGCGGGTATTTATGTGAATAATTATGATAATATTTATTTAGAAAAACCAAATTTCAATACATATATATCAATATTACAAAAATATGGTCATGATTCAATAATAAGATTACATGAATCAATAAAAAGTTTATATGATGTGAAGAAACAAAATGATGATAATAATGGCGTGTAAATAAAAATTGTGTTTTTTTAAAACCCAACATAAATTGTTGGGTTTTTTCTTTATTAGTATTTATAAAAAAAATAAAATGAAATGGGTATTAATTCAATAAACATATCATATCCAATTAATGATGATAATCAAAAAGGTGGTTTTGTTAATACAACAAAAACGACAAAAGATGCAATTGTTTCAAATTTATTATTACTTTTATTAACAATAAAAGGTGAAAGGTATTATGATCCCGAATATGGGACTAATTTAATTAAATCAATTTTTGACCCTAATGATAGTACAACAGAAGGTGAAATTGAATTGGAAATAAAAAATACTGTTCCAAAATATATTTCTAACATTAGAATAAATAGTGTTAGTTTTTTAAGAGATAAAGATAATGAGGGTTATGATATTGATGATAATCAATTAATTGTTAACGTTACTTTTACATATGAAGAAGGTACAATTAATGAAACTAATAGTATTAATATAACATTTTAAATAATAATAATATGGCAGTAAATGTATTAAATAATATTGTTCGATATAATAGTAGAACATTTGGTGAAATACGTGATGATTTAATAGCATATATAAAGCAAGCATATCCAGAAGTGTTAAAAGATTTTTCAGATTCAAGTGTTGGTGCTGTATTAATTGACCTAAATGCTGGTGTTGCTAATAATTTAGCAATAAATACTGATAGAGTGTTTCAAGAAACACAATTGGAATATGCACAACAAAGAGCGTCGATATTAAATATTGCAAAAAATTTAGGTTTTAATATACCACCCAAAAGACCATCGGTCACTGTGGTTGATTTTACTGTAACAATACCAGTATTGGGTAATAAACCTGATTCTAGTTATTATCCAGTGTTGGATGCAGGTGCACAAATTGTTGGTGGTGGTACTGTGTTTGAGACATTATATAAAGTTGATTGGGGTTCAGAAAATAGTTTGTTTGGATATCCAAATCGTAAAATTGTGCCTAATTATGATTCAAATGGTATTGTTATTAATTATTTAGTATCAAAAAGAGAAATTGTTGTAAATGGTGCTACTAAAATTTATAAAAGAGTAATTACTAATGATGATATTGTGCCTTTTTTTAGTATAACATTACCAGATAATAATGTGATTGATATTGATGGTGTTATTTTAGTTGAGGGTGTTGATTATAATGTATTACCAACATATGAAGAGTTTTATGACAATAATAAAAGATACTTTGAGGTTGATTATTTAGCGCAACAAAGAGTTTTTATTGAAGATACATCGAATGTAAAAACCGATTCATCTGGAATTAAGGCTGGTAAATGGTTTGATGTTACTAAGAAATTTATTAAGGAATACACATCACAGGGTTATTGTAAATTAATATTTGGTTCTGGTGATCCTGATTTAAATGCATTTGAAAGTGGGTTATTAAAAGAAGATGTTACAAATAAATATTTTCTTGAAAATTTTTTAAATAATACAGCATTGGGTGAAAAATTAAAGCCAAATCACACATTATTTGTTAAATATAGAATTGGTGGTGGTATTGATTCTAACATTGGTGCTGGTGTTTTAACACAAATGGGAACGTATAGATTAAATGTATTGGGTTCTCGTACTGATTATAATCAAATTGTGCAAAGAAGTTTAAAAGTGACAAATCCAATACCCGCAATTGGGGGTAATGATGGATTGAATGTTGAACAAATAAGACATTTGATAAAATATAATTTTTCAAGCCAAAATAGATGTGTTACGTTAACTGATTACATATTACAGATTTATAAAATGCCGGGTAGGTTTGGTTCACCGTTTAGGGTAAATGCCTATAAAGAAAATAATAAAATCATGATATCAATATTGGGTATTGGTTCGGATGGTAAGTTATCAAATGTTAGTAATAGTTTATTAAAAGAAAATATTGCAGAATATCTTAGTCAATATAGAATGATTAATGATTATATTGAAATTAAAGATGGTAAAATATTTAATTTAGCATTTGATATTGATATATTTGTTGATAATATTTCGGATAATACTATCGCAAATAATGTAATTAATATTGTTAAAAATTATTTGGATATTAATAAAAGTGAAATGAATGAAGATGTGTATTTAGGTCAATTACAAAATGAAATATTGAAAGTTAATGGTGTTATTAATGTAATCGATATTGTTGTTTATAATAAAGTTGGTGGTAATTATTCATTAAATATGATTGGTCAAGAAATATCAGATATTGGAACTGGTAAAATTAGAATTATTAATAATACAATATATTCTGAACGTGATTCGATGTTTGAAATAAAATATCCAGAGAAAGATATTAGAGTTATTATGAGAAAAAAGATATCATAAGAAATGGAAATTATTCGCAAAACAATATTGCAAGCGGTTACAACTGGTACAACATCATCAAATGTGGATGGTGGTTTTATTATTGTGCCAGATTTAACTGCTATTTATAATATAAAATTTGGTTTGGTTCAAGATGTAAATGATGTTGGTTTTTTATCGGCATTTGTTGAAAATAAATATCAATATTATTATTATGGTGATGATATTAATGCAATTGGTATCGGTGAAGAATTATTGGATTTTTTCATATGAAAATGTGTTTTAGATTATTATGAAGTATGTTCATTCGCTATGGTCAAAGCCAGCAACCACAAATAATTTTGATAATAATTATGATGTTAAATATATCACAAAAAATTTTTATACATATTTATTGAGTTTATTATTGGTGAAACGATTGGGATATTCAATGGAATTATATTGTGATGAGTTAACTTTTGAATATTATAATAAATTACCATATGATAAATTTAATATTGTTGATTTTGATAGTGATGGTATTAGTTCTAAATTTTGGATTTGGGGTAAAATAAAGACCCATTTAATGATGAATGAACCGTATATACATATTGATGGTGATGTTTTATTGTTTAAAGATGTGATTGGGAATAAATTTGATAACACATATTCGGTTATTGTGCAATCAGTAGAAGATGATAAAACAATACCAAACTCATTTAATGATTTGTATAGAAACGGTTATAAACCATTTGAAAACATATATATTAATTATGGAAAATATGATTATGTTGCTTATAATTGTGGTGTTGTTGGATTTAACGATATTAAATTTAAAAACGAATATGCTAATAATGTGAAAAATGTATTATATTATTTATCAAATAATTCTGATTTCGATCATAATAGGCAAAAATATAATGGTATGTTTTTAATTGCAGAACAATCATTATTATACTATATGACGAAAGAAAAAAATATTAAAGTATTTGAAATAATACCGTATGAATTAATAAAAAATAATAATTATAGTTTTGATTATTGGTATTCTGATTTACCAAAACAAATTGGATATTGTCATTTATTAGGATATTCTAAATATAAATTAAGTAACATTAATAAAATTAAATTAATTATAAAAAATAATTTTCCAGAATATTATAGTATTGTTACCGATTTTGAAAAGAAATATAACGTTAATTTAAATTAATAAAAAACAATGATTAGTGGTACTACGAAAAATAGTAGATTGTATGAATTGAAAAAATATGTTGTTACAAATAATTTTATGGAACAATATGTTGGCAATGGTTCATATAATAATAATGGTGTTGATTATAATAATTCAGTTGATGACGAATATATAACATATTATATTGATGGTATTAAATATGTTGATGATTTAACTCAAAATATTACAACATTTTATACGTCACCATCAATTACAAGTAGTCCGAATTTTATTAATACTAATTATTTTAAAGATTTTAATAAAGAAAATATAATAAACAATCCAAAAATACATAATGATGTATTTATTGATAGATATGAACAATCTGTATTTATTGATAATTATAGATTAAGATATGTTACTAATTTATCCGATTTAACAACATTTGTTGGTGGAATTTATTTTAATATAATAAATAATACATAATATGGCTGTTGGAACATATGGAATTACAAGACCTGCTGATGTAAGTATCGATGATATCGATATTTATTATAATTATACACCAAATAGGGAAACCTTTAATGATGTTATTTATAAATTAAATGCTAATGAAATTTTATCATATAATATATTACCTGATGAAGATAAAATTGATGGTAGTGATAACATTTTAGAGGGTTTGTATAATTTAAAACTACCTGCAAGTGTTTTTAATAAATTGGGTATATATACTATTTATATTAAACCCAAACGAATTATTACAACTATTGTTGATTGTGGTGTGTTATCATCGTTATCAAATGTAAGAGGTATTGTGTTAGATGCGAATCAATTACCAGATGGATTAAAATCAAATAATGCGTTACAAGGATATCGAATTGAATATATAGATACGCTGACAAATAAAAAAATTAGAAATCTTTCTAGATTTGTTGTCACATCAAATAAAGTAATTCCTGTTGTTGATAACAGTAATGGTGCATCAGAAAAATCAACACGATATAAATTTGATGATAGTAGTAACTTATTATTTTTACAATTAACACCAAGTAGTTCATCCGACATTAAATCAAATTTATTACCATTTATTGGTACTGCCAATCAAAAAATAATAATATCAAATACGTTTTTTTCACCAGTTGTATTAGAAATTGATTTAGTTGCAAATACGATTGACACATTAACTGATTTAGTTGGTGGTGAAGTGATAAAAGATATTGATAATGGTATTATTACGTATTTTGATTCGAATCGAAATATAACAAGACAATTTAATGTTTATGAAATTAAAGATGATTTTGGTAATGTATCGTTATTTGAAGTAAAAGAAAGACGTACAAATATTGATGAATCACAAGATTTTGATGTTGTTACAAATGGTATTTAATAATTAATTTTTTATAAAAAATAAAAATCCCAATACAATAAATTGGGATTTTTTTATATTATCGTATTTATAATAAATTGAATATAAAGTGGCAAAAATAAAAGTAATTAATAATAAACTTGATGGTAATTTAAATGGTGGTGATTTTACCGATAATCCATCAAATATAATATTTTCATTTGGTAGTTTTTTTGTTACTAGTAATTTTGAAGGTAAGAAAAATATCACATATCAAAACACATTAAATAATTTTGTCAGACCAGTAACACTTGAAACATTGAATCTTACTGATATTCAATCTAATATTATCGAAACAAAATCAAAATCATTTGTATTAAATTTTGATAATAAAGATTTAAATACATTTGTTAGATTTGGTTCGGCTTATGATTTTCTCAGAATTTCAATTGAAAATATAATTCTTAAATATCCAAGTAGTCTTTTTGCTAATTCATTAAGATTAGGTAATAATCCAATACCAACATTTAGTGGTTGTAATTATAATGATGTTACCAATATATCTACATTTTATGTATTGGTTGATTGTATTGAAAATAGATTTGGAATGGTATTTAATAAGGATAATGAAACCATTCCTGATAATGATGTTTTAAAAAATTTAAACTTATCGTATAATGATTTTGTAATTAGTACTGCATCAAATTATGATAAATCATATCCGATAATCGGATATACTGGTAATACAATTAATAGTACCAATCCAACGTTACGAAATTTTATTAAATTTAAAGTGATTGGTAATCCATTTTCAGACGTGATGACTGGTAATACAAATGGTATTGGTTTTATAAATTTTCACATAAAACCAAATAACATTAAATTTGAAGAATTTAGGGCACAATTAAAACCATATGAAAGATATATCATGTCTGAAAGAGTTGGTGTTGATGGATTTAAATTTGTTTTAAAAAATCCAACATTGGATGATAATGGCGAAATTATATATGTTGATAAAACATTAATATGGACAACCACAGATGGTTATAATATTGATTTTGATAATAATGCATATAGAAATTTTTTGAATGCGGTATTAGCAATAGGTGATAAATATGATAAAATTAAAACAAATTTAATTATTAGAATGTTAGTGCCGTCATCTGTTATAACATATGATTTAACTGAAAATCGTAAAATTAGTAAACTATTAAAAATATATGGTTGGGAATTTGACCAAATTAGAGGGTTTATTGATTCATTAATGTATATTAATAAAATTACATATGATAAAATTAATAACACACCAGATATTATAATAAAAAATATTGCGAGAACATTTGGTTGGGACTATTTTAATTTATTGAACGAAAATGAATTAGTTGATAGTATTTTAACCATAGATGAACAAGAAAGAAATTTACATAAAGATTTATTACCAGCAGAAATTGACATTGAGTTATGGAGAAGAATTTTATTAAATACTAATTATTTTTGGAAATCTAAAGGAACTCGTGATGCGATTAAATCAATATTTTTACTAATTGGAATTCCAGAACCTTTTATTAATATTACTGAATATGTATATACCGTTGATGGTAAAATTAATCCACAAAATGTAAAATTAAATATACGTGATTTTCCAACACAATCGTTGCCATATGATAATAGTGGCTATCCAATTGCACCACTTGAATCAAATTCATTTTATTTTCAAGTATCAGGTGATACTGATGGTGGTCAAACATATCTTAATGTTTTTCGTAAAGCGGGTTTTATATTGAACGAAACCGTTGATAATAAAAAATCTTGGGTACAATCGGGTGCAACGTATAGAAAACACCATACAACACCACAGTATTATCAAGAAGATAGTAGGTTGATTATTAATACGAAAGAAGTTGATATTGCTTTAGATGTTGCAAGAGGTATTGAATATGATGTGTATAAATATATAAAAGATTATGATTTTCCAGTCAACAATAGTGGATATACATTACCATATTCATATGTTAACATATCGTTAAATTATACAGGAACTCAAAATACATTCACATTACCATTTGAATATGACAATACACAAGGTGATTTGGAAGTTAGATTTAATGGTATATTATTAAATGCCCCTAAAACAGGTGTTACTAATAATGTGTTGACAAATGCTGATTACGTTGTGACAGGTAATACTTTTACAATATTAAATGATAATTATGCAAAAAATTATGGAAATCATAGAGATGTGATACAAGCAACCTTTATATATTCATCGGATGAACCGATATCGGGTATTACAGTCAATTATATTGTTACTCGAATTAAAGCCAATTTAACTGGTACTATTATACCATTACCAACAACACCACGTGGTGATGTTCAAGTGACTATTAATGGCATTGCTTTATCAAAAGGAACTCCCCAATATACTGCAGATTATAATATTAATTATAATACCAATGAAATTATCATATTAAATCAAGATGTGATTTCATATTTGGTTGATAATCCTGAGGTACAAGTATCTTATGTTGAAGTTATTAATAATAATGATATTTCATTGAAAAATGAAACCGTTAGAATCGATAGTTTTAGTAATAGTAAAATATATTATAGTGCTAATGCTAATAAATACGTATACAAACTAAATTATAAAGTAAATGATGCTAAGGATATTAAATTTTTAGTGGATGGAATTGCATTAGAGCCAATTAAAGATTATAGTATTAATACATTAAACCCATATGAAGTGTTTTTACCAAAAGGATTGAGATATGGTAGTGTTCTCAGTGTTTATTATTTGGTTGGTGGAAATACTGTATATAAACCAGTAGTATCAGATTCATTTAGTATTGGTGATATTAGCAAATTATCATTTCTTGAATTTCTTGAATTAATTCAAAGAAAAATGATTAATGCTAGAAATAGAAAAACAATTACCGATTCCAAAGGGGGATGGTATTCAACTGTACTTAAAATATATGAAACGTATTTAAAACGAAGTGAACTTGAAATCAATAATCCGTTACATTCTAATGGTTATTCATTCAGCAATTTATATCAGTTTTTAAATAAATATAATGCATTTTTTAATAGATTTGTAGAACAATTACTATCATCAACAATAATTCTAAAAAAGGGTGGATTGTTAGTTAGGAATAGTATATTTACTAAGCAAAAGTATGTATATAAAAGAGGTGTTAACGTTCACGAAAATGCGATTTTAAATTTTGATAATGTTAATACAACGATAAAAAATAGGTCAACATTATATCATTTAGGTGATGATGGTAGTGTTTTTACAATACCAGTGGAATATAATACACCTTCACCAATTGAGTTATATGTTGACACTAAATTAGGATATGCTGGTATTGGTAAATTGGTCGATATTGGTGGTGAAAATATTGTTAATTATGAAAATATCACACAGTACGGTATTCAATATAAAGAAACAATTTCAAATAATTGGATACAATATCCATTATTAACACAACCATTAACCACAAATAATTTCACATTAACGATAACTGGGTTGTCTGAAAACACGTCATATGATTATCGTGCAATTGTATATTTAAATAATATTAGTGCAACTGGCGATACAAAAACATTAACAACACTCGCAACACCACCACTACCAGTACCATCTGGTAAAACAAAACTGATGACATCATCAACAACCACATCAATAATCGGAACTGGTGGTTATGATATTCAAAGATACCAAGATGTTGATTGGTATGGTGTTCAATATGAGCCAATTGGTACGACAATCATCGATTTTAACGTAACACCAACACAATTCACAAATGTGCCTGCAAGTAATACTGGATTAACAGTTACAGTATGTGGTGATATATCAAATTGTTATGATGTTAGTACGAATGAATTATGGTTTATATTATCAATACCTAATCCACCAATACCACAAGGTAATTCATATAATATTGGTGTTAAGGCAAATACTTCAACATCACCAAGAACAGGTACTATTTGTTTTATACCACAATCTGGTGATACTAAAACGGTATGTGTAACACAATTAGGTTCACCAATAGTAACAATACCTGTTAATGTATGTTATTACCCCAACAATGGTGTTGATTATTATACTTGCACAACATGTTCAAGACGTGGTGGTTATGTCACTAAACCACAAAATGGCGAGTGTTTTAATGTTAAATTAGATTATTCAATATCAAAATGTTCAACACCGCTTATAACAGAATCGTGTGTGTGGGTTAAATGTAATGGTTCTGAAATATTTTCTTGTGAAATTGTTTCAAAAATAGCAAAAGAAATATGTGGTACTTTTGGTGTTGTTACAGTAACACCAAATACATGTTTAGAATTATTTGCATATGCTGAAACAACATCATCAAGAATACCGTCAATTTCAAAAATTTATATTAACGAAGTGAATAATATTTGCGGTAATTATTGTTTAGGTGGTTCTAATCAAATTGTTGCTGGTGCTGGTTTAGTTTAATAATATAATTATTTAAAATATAATGGTGTAATAGTATGACTTGGCAATGCACAGAATTAAAACGTATGACTTGGCAATGCACAGAATTAAAACAAGGTCCTCTCACTAATAATTCATATACAATAGATATTACTGGATTAACTCCAAGTACAAAATATCGTTATCGTGCATATTTTGTTGTTGATGGTGTTGAATATTATGGTAATATATTAACAGGCACAACTGCATCAATATCAATAACAACACCAACTGTAATAACAGGTGAAGCATATCATGATTTAGATGCCCCATCAACAGCAATAAGGGTTTATAATAATTGTATATCAAATAACGGCAATGCACCTATTCAAGAATATGGTGTTTTGTATACAAAAAGCATTCAGTTTAGTTGTGATAATTGCCTAATAATTGAAAATTATCCAAATTATGTAATGAAAAAATCATTATATGATGATGGGCAAATGAACCCATATTTCATTGATGATTCAGCATATTCAATTTGTAATTTGGAATCTGACACAACCTATTATTATAGGGCATATGCAAAAAATGCTGCAGGTTATTCTTATGGTAGCGTAAAAAATATAAAAACAGAATCACCCCCATCACCACCAATTAATATTGAAGTAAATATTACGTGGAATGATGAAAATAATTTTGGTCGTAATGATGGTTTTGGTGGTAGTTTTTCTATAATGTGTTGTGATAATTCGTTAATATCTACACATACAATACCATCATATTCAAAAAATAGAACTTGTTTGATTTGTTTAAATGCTGGTTGTTATTACATCGATTTAAATAATATCGAAGCAAGAATTGATTATAATTTAATATCATATGATATTGAATGGTCATTATCATGTAATGGATTTGAAACAATACCAATTATTTGTCCAATAACAAGTTGTTTTAATGGTGATGTGACAATTTCAGTATCATTACCCAATTTTGTTGGATATGATGGTCAATTACCACCAATATAAAAAAAATAAATAATTGTATTTATAATAAAAAAACAAAATGGCATTTATAGATAAAAAAAACCCAGTTGTAATTAATATAAAATTAACATCTAAAGGTAGAGAGTTGTTATCGAAGGGTAAATTAAATTTCACATATTACGCTATTGGTGATAGTGAAATTGATTATAATTTTGTTTCAAAAATAGAGAACGATCCGAATGTGACTGATTATTCAGCATTCAATTCAATGATATTAAGACCTGTTGATAAAAATCCAAATATAATTTCGTTTATTCCCAAATCATTATCAGGTGATCCTTATAATTATATTAATATAGTACCAACATCATATTATACAGTGCATAATAAAGTTGATAGTGTTGGATTTTTTAGTAATAGTGGTGAAACTTTTATTACCGATAGTAATCATATAAAGCAACCTGATGTAATGATTCAGGTGAATACTGTTAATGGTGGTCAATCGTTAACATTAAAAAAAGCACCAACATACGGTACGAGTACATTAGAACCAACTGTCGGTGATTTATTATTTGTGAGATGGACATATACAAATTCAACTACTGGTTATTCAGTAAATAATACATTTCCAACACCTAATTTATTTTACAAGATAACTGGAATTGTAAGTGGTTCATTATCGACAAACGATTTAAATGTTGTGGTTGATCGTGAATTACCTAATTTTAGTAATTTAACAATACCATCAAATATACATGCAGGTGCAATGGTATTATATGATTTAATTAATTATACGGGGTCGACATTATTAAACATGTCATCAACTGATTATGTTGATGAAAGTGTTTTATCATTTTTAGAAAATAGTCAATCACCAACAATAATTTATCCATTTTGGAATTTATCGATAATATATACTGAAGAAATTGCAGGTGTTGGTGCAAATAATTTAAAATATACCCAATTTAAAAATAAAGCAATGGGTGGTTTTGTATCATATATACAAAATCAAGCACCAATTTATAAAAAATTAGGTGTTATACACTATACAAATAATTCACCTGCAAATGTATATGCTGAAGGATTTTTATTAAAAACACCAACAATTAGAATACCAACAATAATGTGGCATAAATCTAATAGTGATACATTAGGTGTTACACTAATTGCTAGTGGTGATAGTAAATTATTAACTGGAACAACAAAATCATTAGATGTTGTATATTATGATTTATGTGATATAAATGGATTTGTTGTGGGTAAGGTGTTTCCCGATTTAAAAATATTTGTTATTGAGGATCAAGAGTTATTATTTGCCATGTCATATAAATCAAATAGGTCGTGGACGTTACCTAATTATATAATAAGTAGTATTTGATAACATAAAAATATGAAAACATATACAATATTTACAACTTATGTATTAGTACCAACTGGTGGTACTTTTGGTATGCCATATAGTATGGCAATACATTGTAATTATATTAATAAAACACAAATTGAAACTGAAAATATTAATATACATGGGTTTAAATTATATTTTCCAAACCCCGATGAATTTAGGTTTTTAAATAACACATTAAATGGTGTTGGTTATACAGCAAATAAAATATATATTTTATTTCAAATTGTAGATAATACCAATGCTAATGGTGGTGAAATAATTCCAATATCATCAGAATGGAGATATGTTGACGTTACCAATCAAATACAAAATCATGGTCAATATTTATCTGCAAATGATTTAACAAACACCGTTTTTTATATTCAATTTAATAATTATGATAATTATCCAATCTATAATTTAAATTATTTATCATATCCACAATATAATCAATCGGATAAATTGTCGTTTGGTGATGAAACGTATTTCTTTGGTGTTGTTGAAACTGAAATAAAAGCAGATGTATATACGACAGATATTTCTATTAATTTACCATTAAATGAATTTAACACAAGTACAAATTCAACATGGGATGGTAATTCAAAAGTATACATAAGTGAAATTGGTATATATGATAGTGATAAAAATTTGGTTGCTATTGGGAAATTGAATAATCCAGTACCTAAAGATTCTACAATATCTAGAACTATTGTTTTTGCAATTGATTTTTAAAAAAAATTAATAATTATATAATTTTTTATAAAATCTTAGTATTTATTATAAAATAATTTTTATAATAAAAAAATACAATTATGTCAAATATTGAAAAAAAATTTAAATCGATAATTATTAATGGTGAATTACATTATAGATTAAAAATCTATTGTAAGGGAAAAAGTTTAAAAATTGGTGGTGTTATTGAAGATTTAATTGATTTGTATCTAACAAAGCCTAAAGAATTACAAAAAATGATTGAGGAAAATAATAGTAAAAAAAATGTTGTTATATAGTATAGTGTTATGGAAAATTATGTATGGTCATTAGATATAAGCACAACTAATATTGGTAGTGCTCTTTGGAATTTGGATGGTAAGTTAATTGAATTAAAACATCTCGAATTAAAAACCCCCAAAAATATCGATGTTGAACATAGGGATATTTATAAGGGTGAAAATTTTAAAAATTATGTTGTTGAGTATAAAGAAAGAGTATTAAATGAATTAAATGGTAAGATTGTTCAAATAATTGTTGAAGAACCGCTTGGTGGTAGTAATAATATTAATACCGTGTCGTTATTATATGGTTTTAATGGTATTTGTAGATATATATTGTATACCGTTTTTGGTGTTTATCCAATAAAAATTAGTGTATATGAATCAAGAAAATTATTTTGCCCCGAATTAGTCAAAACATCATATGATAAAAAGGGTGTGAAAAAAGAAACACTTTCATTTCCTAAAGAATATGAAAAAAAGAAAAAATTGTATATTTGGGAAAAAGTTTCTAAATTAGAACCCCAAATTAATTGGGTTTATAAGAAAAATAGCAACGAACCAAAGGATATGTGTTTTGATATGTCTGATAGTTATGCTGTTGGTTATGCTGGATTAAAAAAAATGGGAATTATTAAATGAAATATGTTTATTTGATACAATCGTTAGAAAACGGCTATTATAAAATAGGTGTTTCAACACAACCACAAAAAAGATTAAAACAATTACAAACAGGTAATTCTTCAACATTAAAATTAATTGATGCGTTTTTATCTGAATATGCAATGAAAATTGAAAAATCGTTGCATAATAGATATTCGTATTTAAAAAAAGAAGGTGAATGGTTTGATTTATCCATTGAAATTGAAGTTAATTTCATTGATGAATGTAAAAAAATTGAAAATAATATTAAGATATTAAAAGAAAATGGGAATGTTTTTATCTAAAAAAACTTGCAATATTCATAATTTTATTGTATGTTTGACAAAATTTTTTTAATTATTTTATTTGTCTAATAATATATAAAAAAAATGACAAGAGAAAGAATTGAAAATGCTGTTAATGTTATTAATTATGCTATTAATAACGGTATTTCGGTAAGTGAAGCATCAATAAAATGTGGGTATGCAAGAACATACATAAAAAACGTAAAAGCATTAATTTATGAAAAATATGATAATGGTATTTTAGATGATGATTTATTTGAATTATTTAATAATGCTTATCAAAGATATTTAAACAAATACAATAATTATCGAATCAAACCTGATGATTTGGTTGATACTAATAATTTAAATAAGGTTATTGTTGATGGTGTATCAGTAACATCAAATGATAATGAACTTAATATAGAATGGTCTGGTGATGTTAAACACGTAAAAACATTGGAAGATTTGTTAGAGGTGACTAAGGTAAACCTAAATGATTGGAATGTTGAAAAGTATGTAATTAATAAATGGGATGTAACATCATTTAAAAACAATAAACCAATAGTTGCACAGAATTGGCAAGTAAAAGCACAATTAGTGAAAAATAAAACAAAAATTCATGAGCATCAATTGGGTGAAATATTTATAAAAATGATTAGTGATTATAAACCACCTGTATTAAATGTTAATTACAAAAAAAAATTTGATAAAACATCAAACGAAGATAACAATTTATTAGAAATTTCGATATTTGATTTACATTTAGGTAAATTAGCATGGCGTGGAGAAACATATGAAAATTATGATATAAAAATTGCACGTGAAAGATTTCTATATTCAATCAATTCTTTAATAAAAAGAGCAAGTGGTTTTTCAATTTCAAGAATTGTTTTTCCAGTTGGAAGTGATTTTTTTAATAGTGATACTATATTCAATACAACAACACAAGGAACACCACAAGATGAAGATTTGCGTTGGCAAAAAACGTTTGATATTGGGTGTAGATTAATTATCGATGCTATTAATGTTTTAAAACAAATAGGAGTGCCAATTGATGTTATTATAGTACCCGGTAATCATGATTTTGAAAGAAATTATTATTTAGGTAAATTTATTGATGCTTGGTTTAATAATGATTCTCAAGTTATTGTTGACACACATGCGTCGCCAAGAAAGTATTATAGATTTGGTAATTTATTGTTAGGATTTACTCACGGTGATCAGGAAAATGAAAGTAGTTTACCGATGATAATGGCAACAGATATACCCTCAAAACCATTATGGAGTCAAACAAAATTTCATGAATGGCATGTTGGTCATATTCATAGAAAAAGAAATGTTAAATATGAATTGAATAAAGTAACTGAATTAAACGAAAATTTAGGGGTGACTATTAGATATTTATCCAGTTTAACAGGCACAGAAGAATGGCATCATAAAAAAGGTTTTATTGGTAATAATAAGGCAGCAGATGCGTTTATTTGGAATTATGAATATGGTTTGGTTGCACACATAAATACAAATATAATAATTGATTAAATTATGGGTAAAAAAATAATAAAATTAGCAAAAAAAGGTGTTGATGTGACAAATAACAATGAAACAAACACCACTAATGGCACAAAATCGGCAAATGTTGATGTGCGTAAAGAAATGGCTAAAGCCAAAGTTGATGAACTATTACAAGATATTGATGTTGATGTTAAGATAAAAAAAGATGTGTTGGGTATTGATTTACCAACAAAAGATGAAATTAGTAATAATGATGTTACTTGGTTACAAGAACAATTATCAATATTAGTTGAAAAATATGAAACGGTATCAAATGATTATTCATTATTGCGTGAAGAGTATGAAAAAATGCAAAATGAATATAATGAACTAAAAAAATTACCACAAAATGATGAAGTGAAAGATGTTGTGAATAATGTGATTGCAGTATTTAATGAATTACAAACAAATCACATGAAATACGGTCATAATTTTATAATATATCCAATTGCCTTTATGAATAGACTGATTATGTTTTTTCCCTTTTTAAGTAAATATAAAAAATATTAATTTTTTTTCTAAAAAAAATCACAATATGGTATTATTATTGTGATTTTTTTTTATTTTTGTGTGTTAAATAATAAAAAAAATGAAATGAATAATATTCGTGGTATTGAATTTCATTCAATTATACAGAATATATTTGGCGATGTTAAGGGTATTAACGTATCAGAACAATTACAAGTAAATTGTCCTAAATGTCAAAAACGTGAGGGTTTACTAAAGCCAGATGGTAAATATAATCTTGAAATCAATACAGCAAAACGAGTATTCAGATGTTGGAAATGTGATGACCCTAAATTTAGTGGGTCTTTAGGTAGTTTAATAAAAATTTTTGGTAATTCATCAGATTTTGAATTATATAAATCATATGCAAGCATATATCAAGAATATGTAACTGATGATAATATTGAAATCATTAATGTTCAATTACCAAACGAAATGATTTTGTTTTCAGACATGGATATTAATAATCCAGAACATTTACAAGCATATAATTATTTGGTTTTAGATAGAAAAATTAATAGAGAATTGATTTTAAAATATAGGCTTGGATTTTGTCTCGAAGGTAAATATTCGCAAAGAATAATCATACCATCATATGATGCTAATGGAATTCTCAACTATTTTGTTGCTAGGAGTTATAATCCTAAAATAAAACGCTCTAAATATTTAAATCCTAATGTGGATAAAAATAGTATCATATTTAATGAAGGTTATATTAATTGGGATTCAACAATATTTTTGGTTGAAGGTGTTTTTGATATGCTTTCAATTCCAGTAAATACAATACCATTGTTAGGTAAAACAATATCAGCATTATTATTTAAAAGATTGTCAGAATATAAACCTAATGTTGTGATAATATTAGACCCTGATGCATACAAAGATTCAATTAATTTGTTTTACACATTACAATCCATATACATTGATTGTGATGATAAAATAAGATTAGTTAAATTACCAACAAATGAAGATATTGATGAATTGAGACGAGAAAAAGGTGTTGAATTTGTAAAAAAATGTGTATATGGTGCAAGAAAATTAATAACAGAAGATTACTTTATTAGTAAATTAAATAATTATTATGGAACAAATAATAGACGATATTAAATTAGTTCGTGATATTATAAACGGTGATAAACAATCAGAAAAAATATTTTATAATAAATATTCTAAAATTATAAAAAACTTTTTGATAAAAAAATATACATTTTATAATGATATTGATGATGATGTATCTGAAATAATGATAAAAATCTTTTTAAATTTAAAACAATATGATGCCAGTAAATCAAAATTGAATGTATGGATATTTAGTATCGTAAAAAATTATTTGATTGATAAATGGAGATGTAATAATAAATCACATAATACTCAATATGTAGATGTCAACTATAGTAAAGTTGAATATAATTATGAAATAAACAATACGTTTTATGATAAGAAAAAAACTTCCACAATTAATGTTGATTATATTGATAATAAACTTTATAATAGTACAATAAATTATGATGATGTTTATAATAGTTATGAAAATAATGAATATATTAATTATATTACAACATTAATATCACCAAAAGATTATGCCATGTTAAATATGAAATATGTGTATGGTTTTAATTATAATGAAATCGGTAATGAATTTCAATTAACAAGTACCACTGTTGGAAATAGAGTTAATTACATAAAAACTAAATTAAAAAAGAAATTGATGAATGAATAATATAAAAGGGGGAAAAATTTCCCCCCTTTTTATTATTTTACTTTTATTATTCTTTTTTTATTAATAGAATCAATATTTTTGGGTATTTTTATTGACAATATACCATTACTTAATTCAGATTCAATTTTATCAACATCAACATCATCTGGTAGTGTAAATGATTTTTCGAATAAACCAAAATAAGTACCTTTGTAATTATACTTATCCTTTTCGTTTATTTTTCGTTCTGCACTAACTGTCATTATTTTTTTATCAACTTCAATTTTAATATCTTCTTTATTAATACCTGCAAGTATTATTTGTACTTCATAACCATCATCCGTTTCGAGAATATCAAAAAACGGTTCTTTTCTAATTTTTGTTTCTTTTTTTGATTCTGTTAAAATTTCATCAATAAATTTGTTAATTAAATCTAAATTTGGTTCACTATAAATTATTTTAAACATATGATTTATGGTTTTTAAATTAAGTTATTTTTTCAAAAATTGAAAAAACAAAATAAATGCCAAAGACAAAATATGAATTTTTGACATTTTTAATTAAAAAACATTATGACTTTTTGACTTATAAAAAAACTTGCTTGATTGAAATTTATTTTATAGTTTTGTAAAAAAAATGAGTTATGATAAAGAAAATGAGTTATGATAAAGAAAATTGCACATCTTGCTGATATTCACGTAAGAAAATCTCCATTAAGATATGAAGAATATCAATTAGTATTCAACAATTTAATTAATTCATTATCTGAGAAAAAACCAGATAGAATTGTTATTATTGGTGATTTGGTTCATGATTATCTTGATTTACAAGGTGAACAATTAATATTAGTTAGAGAATTATTAAAATCGTTAAGTAAAATTGCACCAGTTAGAATTGTTAGAGGTAATCATGATTTTTTAAGAAGAAATTCAAAACGAATTGATAGCGTTAAGGCAATTGTTAAAACATTGGAAAATATTGACGTAATTTATTATGATAAAACTGGAATGTATCGTGATGACAATATCACTTGGTGTGTTTGGCATCATGGTGAACAAAAGAATAATCCTTGGATGTTAAAGAAAAGTGCAGAATATATTGAAAATAATAAAGATACAATATTTATTGATTTATTTCATGATCCGATTTCGGGTTGTATAACACCAAGTGGATTTGAGAAAAAGAGTAAATTATATTATAATATATCGGATTTTAAGGGTGATTTATCGTTATTTGGTGATATACATAAAATGCAATTTTTAAATAAAGAAAAAACAAAAGCATATTGTGGTTCATTAATTGCACAAGATATTTCAGAAGGTGATGATGCGTTTCATGGATATTTGTTTTGGGATGTTGATTTAAAATCTGCTGAATTGGTATCGGTATATAATGAATATTCATTTAAAAATGTTAGAATAAGTCAATACACCGATTTTGATGATTTGGATTTCGATATATCAAATCCAACAAAATATATGACAGTTAGATTTATTTGGAATACATTACCACAAACAAGAACGTTTGAAAATGAAAGAAAATTAAATGATTATGTTAAATCAAAATACAATAACTCAACAATAAAAATATTAAATACGAATGATTTTATCGAATCAGATAATATTGAAATAAAAGAAACAGTAACATTAAATAACATATCATCAAATGAAGTACAACATGAAATATTTAAAGAATATTTAGCGAAAATTGGTTGTGATGAAAAACAAATTAATGATGTTATTGCATTAGATAATGAGGTTTTAAAAGAAATTGAAATCGATGATGATTTTGGTGTTGAATGGGATATTATAAAATTTGGCGGTGTAAATTTCATGTCATATGCTCAATTAGATGTTGATTGGCGAAATATGACTGGTTTATTTCAGATAACTGGTGTTAATACTGCTGGTAAAACAACCATAATGAAATTGATTTCATATATATTATTTAATAAAACATTAGAAACTGAAACAAGAGTTAAGTTTGGTGATATTCGTTATATAAACAATAGAAATGGTGCAGAGTTTTGTGAGGGTTATTTAGTATTATATGCAAATGGTGAATATTATGGTATTAAAAGAAGAACTGAAATTCAAAAAAATAAATCAGGTGATATTATTGGAGTGCCGACCACATTGAATTATTATTTACTTAATGATCCTGATGATGTGTTGAGTGATGATAATAATATTGATAAATTGGATGGTGATAGAAGAGTAAAAACACAAAATAAATTAAATTCAATTATTGGTAGTTATGATAATTTTATGCGTATCGTTATGACAACATCAGATACGTTAAATAGAATATTATCTAACGATATGGCGGTTTTTGTTGATTCATTATTATATGATAGTGGATTGGATATTTTTGATAAAAAACTTGAAGGTTGGAAAATTTTAAATAAAAGATTTAATGAAAAACCTAAAATATCTTGTGATATTAGTGCAGTAACACAACAAAATAAACAATTAAATGATGAAATTTTTGATTTAGAAAATAAAATTAATAAAATTGAAACTGAAATATTACCTGATTTGATGAATAGAATATCAACAGGTAAGAATTATATTGAGAACTTAACAAAAAAATTATATAAAATTGACGATGAGATTTATAATTTAGATGTGTCTAAATTAAACAACGACATTTCTATAAGAAATAAAATTATTAACGATCTAAAAAATCGCCAAACATTATTAATGAAAAATATTTCAGAATTAAAAGAAAGTTATGATGAAAAAAGATTAAATGATTTGTTGGAAAAAAAAGAAACGCAGAAATCTAATGAATATGCATTGAGACTTAAAATAAAGGAAAGTGAAAGAATTATATCTGATGAACAACATTCAATTGAAATCATTAATGGTGATAATTATAGATTAAAAAATGATATCGATAAAATTAATAGTGAGATTGTTAGTTTAAAAAATAGTAAAATTTGTAAATTATGTGGACAATTAATCAATAAGCCAGAACATATTGAACATATAAATAAAACTGTTGCTGAAAAAAATGAAGAAATTACACAAATCAATAAGAAAATAAAAGAAAATGAAGAAAAAATTCCAATACATTTAAATAATATTGAAACACAAAGAAATAATATTCAAAACATTAAAAGTGAAATAGAAAAAATGACACTTGATATGGAATCGATTTTAAAAGAAATCGGTATTTTGAATAATGATAAAAATGATGTTGAAAAACGTAAAGAATTACAAAATGAATTGGATAAAATTCCAATAAAAATACAAAACGAAGAATTAAGCATTAGTATATGTATGCAAAAAATAAATAATTATGAAAACAGTTTGAAACAAATTGAAGAAAATAAAAAAATTGAAAATCAAATTAGTCTTGCAAAATCAAGATTGGAAACATTAGAAAATGAGGAAAGAGATGTTAGAGAAAGTATAATATTGTATAAAACTGCGATTGCTGATAAACATATGAAAATAAAAACAAATAATAATTTGATTGATGAATTCAAAAAACAAGAATATGTTGAGAATATTATGAAATTATATAAAAAATGTGTTCATCGTGATGGTATACCAAAACAAATGTTATCAAACTATATTCTACCAAAAATAAATCAAACGTTAGGTGATATTTTATCTGTAGCACCTTTTAAAATATGGTTGGATGAAAATGATTTTAAACCTAAATTAATGTATTATAGTAGACCAAATTCAATAATTGATTGTATTTCAGCAAGTGGTAAGGAAAGAACATTTTCTAGTGTTGTATTAAAATTTGCATTAAATCAAATTAATGTTAAATCAAAACCCACATTATTTTTATTGGATGAAGTTACGGGTAAATTGGATGAAAATAGTATTGAAGAATTTGTTGATATGTTGCATCTGATAAAAAATTCAATAAAAAGAATTTTAGTGGTTGAATATAAACACGAAATAAATCCCAAATATGTAATTAATGTTGAGTTAGATGATAATGGTATATCATCATTATCAATCGAATAAAAATAAGGTATAATTATTTTAAAATTAGTTAATTTATGTCATTAGATATTACATTTCAAAAGAAATTCACGTTTGATGATGTTATAAATAAAACATCAATAACAATTGTTAATAAAAACAATTTTTGGTGGATGCGTAAAAACAATTCAATTGTTTTAATAAAATATTATATACCACCCAATAATAACGAATTAATAACTAACAATAATAATGATAATAGAATTATTTGGGGTATAACAGCATATGCTTGGAGTAAATATCATGACGTTTTAGATGAGTTGGTTTTGACATTTCAAACAAAATTTATTACTGATTTAGAAGAAGAAATGTATATAAGAGATAATACATTGGATATTAATAAATTATTTGATGCTGTTACCCAAAATTTTGGTTTTGTTATTGAAGATGGTGTGATTATAAAATCAAACCAGTAATTGTTAATTAACTATTTATTAACATACACATAGTTATTAATATGGATCAATTAAAATACGAAAAATTAAGGAAAAAAAATAGCAAAAAAGATTTTGAGCAAAGTAATAAATGGTTAGATTGGTGGTTATTTAATTTATCATTTGTTGGTAATATATTATCAATATTTTTTGCAGTTTTTTTATTATATCCCAAATTATTAAGTGCAGTTGAAATTAATATTAGTGATGGTATTATATCGGAAATAATTGCAATAACGATAACATTATTAATATTAGTAGCAGTTGAAGCGATAAAAAGATATGTGATTAGGAATTTTTCAAACGAATTTTTGAAAAATAGAATGGTGTTTAAATCAACGGGTTGGTTAATTACATCTGTATCAATACAATTAATTAGTTTTTATATGTCAGTCGTTGGTTCAAAAAATTTGGGAAATATTGGTCAATATAAAAAAGATGTTATTGATAATCAGTTAATGGCAGAAAAAATAAGAATAACAAATAAATATGATAGTCTTATTGCACAAAAAAATAATTATATTTTAGAATTAATTGAAATTAATAAAAAGATTAATGAAAAAATTGATAAAACACCATTAAGTTGGGAGAAAATAAAAAATGGATATAGACTTGATATTAAGAATAATGATGCGAAAATTGATGCCACAAAAAATGAAATTAATGTATTATATTCTGAATTAGAAAAAGAATTGTCTAAAATCGAACAAAATGTTAATAATAAGAAAAACAACATTGATAGTGAAAACGTTCAAAGTATTTTATTATTTATAATAATAGCAATTATTAATGAATTTTTAGTGTTTTCTGGAATATATTTTAGAGAATGGTATGAATATAAATTATTTATACTTAATCAACATAAATATGAAAAAAGATATCTAAAAAGAGATAGATTTAGATTACTTACAGTATTTTTATATAAAAACGGTCAGTCAAATGTGGGTGATGTTGTTTTAAGTGGTATTAAATTGAAGGAAATCATAAAAGAAAAAACAACAATACAGCCCAAAATAGTTGATGAATATTTTAATTATATGGATAGTAATGGTGTATTTAATGTCGTTGGCAAAAGAAGATATTTTGCAAAAACATTTGATGAAGCAATTGATATTGTTGATAATTTTGATGATATTTCACAAATATTTGACGAAATGAGATAAATTTATTACATAACAAATAAAATATGGGTAATAATAAAGAAATTGCAAAAATATTAAAGGAATCATTATCAATTGTTGATGAATTAGGTAACCTTGATGTCGAAGATTTGGATGATTTTGATAATGATATGTTAGAAGAATTATTATCGATAATTGAAAGAGCAAAAAAATTAAAAAAAAACCATCATTGGAAATTATAGTGCATTTTTTTAATTAAAAAACCAATTTTTATGTTACAAATTGACGATAAAACATATTGGATTAATGATTTTAATCGATATAGAACTCAAATTCCAAAAACACAAATTATTATTGGTTTTAGTTTAAGAAAAGATAGCAACCATATAATAAGACTTCAACATAAAGAATTTGGTAAAACAAAAAGTTGGAATACGTTTACTGTGTGTAGAAATGGTTTAATATATCAACATTATGATCCAAAGTATCATACAGATTTTATCGGAGTTAAAGAAGTCGATAAAAAATCAATATCAATTGTGCTTGAAAATATGGGATGTTTATATAAAACACCTGATAATAAATATATTAACTGGATTAATGAAATTTGTGATAATGATAGTGTTGTTGAAAAAAATTGGTATGGTTGTAATTATTGGGAACAAATTCCAGAAATACAGTTTTTAAATACTGCAAAATTGTGTGTTGATTTATGTAATAAATATAACATACCAAAAAAATGTATTGAATTCCAATTATATCATAAGGACACAATTAAATATAATGGAATTGTATTTATTGGTAATTATATTGATAGTAGTAGTAATACAAATCCATTATTTGATAATGATAATTTTAATAAATTAATTAATGAATATGAAAATGAATAATATAAAAAAATAATATTAGAAGAAATTTCTCAAATTTCTAGAAAAAAGGATGATGAAATTTTTGATTATAGTAATATCATTGATTTTGAATGGGATAAGATTACAAAAGAGGCAATGAATTTTCAAAAAATATATTTTGATTTAGAAAATAATGATAGTACTGGTGAAAAAAAGACTTTTTATATTAAAAAGAATCTTCGAAAAAATCAGCCATATAAATATGAAATAAATGCTGAACTATTTGAAGCAGGCGGTGATTGGGAGATTCCTGTATTATATTTTAAAATTGAATTTACAAAAGGTGCGTCTTTTTTGAAAAAAATAAAAAGAAAATTGAATTTGTTTGGGATATTGAAAGAGAAAATTCATATCAAACATTATATAATAATTTTTGCTTAATACCACCTAATGATGCTGGAAATAAACTAAAATATGATGAAGAAAAGAATTGTTGGTATGCATGGCATGTTAATGATGTTGATAAAAAAATGAAAAAAGAATTAAAAATAAGTGATGATGATAGAAAAAAAGCATGGGCATGGTTAAAAAACACACTTGAAAAATTAATTGATGATAGACACGAAATGTTAGATGATTAAAATAGTATTTATATAAAAATAATAAAATATGTCTGAAAATTTTAATGATAAAAAATCATCAATTCAAATGCGTGAATTGATAAAAAAAGTTCGTAATGGTAATAATGATAATACAACAACACTTAACACAAAAAAAAACATCACAATTCGTGATTTTTTAAAAATTACTCGTAAATTAAATGAAAATGAAAAAATAAAATTAAATAGAAAAACCGTTTACGATCAGAAAAGAGAAGAGGTTAATTTTATAAATGCATTAAAGGATTTAAATGTTATTGTTGATTTTAATGATTTAAAAATTTATGATGATGAAGTTATTTGGGGTGGTATTATTGATGGTATTATTGAATTCAAATATAAAGTAACAAAGAATGAAAATACTAGTGGTGTTGAATTTGATTATTTAACTGGTTTTTCACCCGATAATCCTGACAATGAAATAATTGTTGATAGAGTTGAAAAACATTTTGATAGTTTTTATAAATATTGGCGAGATAATTTAATACAAAAATAATAATTCAATATATTAATATTTATTCAAATGATTAAAATTAAAAAAAATATCATATTAATCGTATTAGGTATTATAATACTTTTGGGTATTATTATTTATTTTCAATACAACACTATAATAAAATTGAAAAATAATGTACAAGAAACTGAAAATTTATATATTGCACTTTTTGATTCAATTAATTATTATAAAAATAAAAATAATGAATTGGTTGCTGAAAAATTAACGATTCAAACTACGTATAATATTTTAAAAAACAATTATGATAATTTAAATAACACACAAAAAGAATTATTGGATCGAATTCTTGAATTAGATAAAAAAAATAAAATAATAACAGCAGCATTAATTAAAAGTGAAATTAAAATTGATTCATTATTGATTATTATGGGTGCAAATAATATTGCAATTAATATTGATACCATTAACAATAAAATTAATTTTAATAATTTACAAACTAATGATAGTACGTTTATTTTTGATATTGATGTAAATAATATTTATTCGATGAAAAACAAAAAACCTGAATTGTTGTTCAAATCGATTATAATACCAAATAAACAATTTATTGAATTTCATTGGAATAATGATAAAAAAAAGGGTTATCCCGTATCATTTAGCGTTATTAATACCAATAAATATTTTAAAGTATATGATATTGAAAGTTATGCTATACCACAACTAGATAAATCTGATTTAAGTCCAAATGGATGGCAAAAATTGGGGCTTTTTATAAAAAAGAATGGTAAATCGATGTTTTTAATTGGATTGGGGGCTGCTGGTGGAATTGGTGGTTATTATTTATTAACTAAATAAAAATAATAATAGTTTAATATATACCCACAGAGATGGGGACATAATTAATAAAACAAATAATTGGGGTGTATATGTTTATATATGCCCCATTATTTTATTTTTTTTTTATATTAGTTAAGTATTTATAAACAATAGGAATGTATTTTATGAATAAAACAGAAATTAAAGAAATTGTTAAAGATGAAATAAATAAATTTATTGAAAATTCTTTAGATAAAGAATTAAAAAATCTTTTAAAAAATCCAAACAGTCAATCAAGAAACGAATTAATAAAAACAATAAAAGATTCGCTTGAGGCAGTTTATAAAACGCTTTGGAGTAAAAGAGATTTTTGGAAAAATGATATTAAATAATTTAATTAAAAAATTAAATTAAATATGGATAATTTAAATGAAGATACGATTAAACCAACATTAAATAAACCAATAAACGCACAATCAAATAATTTTGAAAAAAATTTTAAAAATATTATGAAAAGTAATGCACCTGATGTTCGTATTAATGAAATTGATGCTAATCTAAGTGAAGCAGAACAATCATTAAAGAAGAAGATTTTTAAGTTGGATAAAGTGGAAGCATTGGTATTTTCTGAACCAAAGTTAACTGCAATTTATAATGAAATGGCAAAAAATGGTGAAGAAAAATATGGTTACCACTATAATGAAACCATCATGAATATCATATTTAATGATTATATATTAAATAGTGCCAAATATTTGCAAAAATATAAAATGGCAATACCTAAAAAGAAAAAAAGAAGAGATAAATCTGGAATTAATCAATTAATGAAAAAATTTAATAAAAAAATGAATGAAAATATTAATGACGAACCAATTAAAGTAATGTTTTTGGTTAACGATTCTGATGATTCTAATGTTTATGCCTATTTTCCTGATTATGATTATGATGAAAATAAAAAATATAAAGTAGCCTATTCGCATATTGGTCAACATTCTGCAATACATCCCGATTATGTGAAAAATAGTAGACCTGCAACACCTGAAGAATATTCTGAATTAAAATCTGAATTAGAAAACTTGGGATATGATTTGGAAGTTATCAATCCAACAAATGAAACGACTACTTCAGCATCATCTGGTGCATATTCAGGTCCTGCTGTGTGGGGTGATGGTGATTTAATGAAGGTTAAAGGTAATTCAGTAATTAAAAGAAAACCAATTTGGAAGGGTGGTACAATTATACAAGAAACAAATTATTTAATCGATTCATCTGGTTTTGAAAAGTTTGTAAATATTATGGAAGAAACTAAAAATGATTTTAATATGTTAGATGAAAAGGCAAAATCAAAAAAACAACAAAAATTTATGGGTATGGTTCGTGCAATACAAAAGGGCGAATTAGACCCCAAAAAGGTAAGTCCTGAAATGCGAAAAGTGGCAAAAAATATGAAACCAAGCGATGTTAAAGATTTTGCGAAAACAAAGCATGAAGGACTACCCGAAAAAGTTGATGAAACAAAAAACGAAAATTCTATTGAATTTAATGTTCCTGCAAAACAAACATCAATTGAACAAAATGATCAACAAATGAATGAAACAGAACAATCAATAATTGCAAAACCAACAAATACAATGGCAAATTATCCAATTGCAACTGGTGAATTGGGTAATAATGTTCCAAAAGGAACACAAAATAGTGGTGGTGTTAGTGAAAGTAATTTAAAAAATGATTTTGATTTATTAAATGAAATAAACAACGAATTAAATGCGTATTCAAAATATCATAATAATTTAAAAAAGATTGCTGAAATGAGAAAACCATCTGCATTAGTATTAAGAGACCGCCTTGGTTCAGAAAACGAAAAAAATTTTAAAAAGGATATGAAAAATAGTGACACAGGTCAAATTATTGATATTCAAAAAGAATTACAATGGAAGGAACAACAAACCGAAATTGATGATCCTCAAAAACTTGGTAATGATATTGAAAAAAATGTTATAAAGAAAACAAAAGGTGTTGCATTTAAAAATGTCGGTGACAGTACAAATGATAAAGGTGATGAAATACCAAAACGTAATTTAACACAAGATGAACAAGAAGAAGTTGAAATGTATCGTTTAGGACAAGAAAGTTTAATATATGACAACGAACCAAGTGAACGTTTTATTGAACGTATGAAAAACGATATGGGTGAACGTTTATCACAAAAAAGGGAAAAACAAATAAAATTTAGAAAAAACGCACCGATGTATAATAAAGATACACAACCAATTGAAACTGGTACAAAAAAATCACAATTTGATAAATATGAATCGGAATGGAATGAACGTAAGGGTATTAAAGAATCAATGATTACTGGAAGGTTTGTTGATGCATTGGGTAAAAATAGAATTATTGATTTTTATATAAATGAAGTGTCTATTGTAGATGATGTTAATAATTTGTTTGAAATAAATTTTGATGGTTTGGGTAATACATATGTTAATCGAACTGTTGATGGTAATATTGTTCTTAATGAAGATGCAATCAAATTAATTAATACGCATAAATTATATACTGATGGAAAAAAGGTTGTTGCGATTGAAATGAATAGCAATCTAAATGAAAACTATACCGAAAATAAAAAGATTAACGCTGATTTTGTTAATAAAATTAAACATCTTTCAAACTATGATAGCAGAAAATTTATTGATACTAAAAATGTAAAAATAAAAAGAGGTTTTTAATATTTTAAATTATGGCTAAAAAAAGAAAGGAAATAACTAAAGAGCAATTAGATGCTGCTATGGCAAAATATCCACCAAGTAAATATATTATTTGGGGTTATAAATTTTTTTCAACAGCACCCTTAAATAAAAATTTTAAAGAAAAATCAATATTTTTTTATTTATTATTAGTGTTTTTCTTTATTGGATTTTTTGGTACTATATTTAATGCATCGCATAAATTAATTGCAACGGTAACAATTGGATATTTTGCATTACTTTTATTATTAACAATGTTTTCTTTAAGTGTTTTTATATTAAATGTAATAAGAATAAAAAAAATATGTAATGAATTAAAAATTAGTATTAAAGAGTATGATAAATTAATTGAAAAATATTATGAAAATTAATAATATTTAATTGTAAATTTAATATAAATATTTTACCTTTGTAAAGTGTCAAGTGTATCTTGACACTTTATATTTTTAATTATATTGTATTTATATAAAAAACTATATATGTTTAGTTTAAATAAAATATCATTCGGAATTTTATCTGATACTGATAAATATGCTCAATCTAAACTAGATGATGAGTATAAAGAATATTCCAAATTAAATTTAAATGATATTATTAAAGTTGATTTTCCTGATAATCAATATTATAGGGAACAAACAACAAAAAAACAAATAGTATTGCATCACACTGTATCAGGAAAGGGTGTTATGGGCGATATTGAATGGTGGAAAGGCACACCAGAAAGAATTGCAACATCAATTATAATTCAATATGATGGTAAAATTTATCAATGTTTTTCAAGTTTATATTGGGCACATCATTTAGGTTTAAAAACATCAAATAATGTTATTTTAAATAAAGCATCGATTGGTGTTGAAATTGATTCGTGGGGACCTTTAATGAAATATCAAAACAAATGGTATCCGATTATATGGAGTAATTCTTTAAAAAAAGAAATACCAAATATTAAACAAAAACCTATTGACGATAATAATGTAATTATATATCCTAATGGATTTAATGGTTATTACGCTTTCGAAAAATATACAAATAATCAAATTGATAGTTTAAGAAAATTATTAATATATTGGGGTGATAGATATAACATACCACTTGATTATAATGATGATATGTGGTCGGTGAGTGAAAGGGCATTAAGTGGTGTGTCTGGTATTTGGACTCATGTTAGTTATAGAAGTGATAAATCAGATTGCCATCCACAACCCGAATTAATTGAAATGTTAAAATCATTAAAATAATATGGAAAAGATATTAACACATGTTATTGTTAAGGAAAGGGTAGAAACTTATAAAGATTTTACTATCAATTTATTATATTATATTTATAATTATTATATTGATAAGGAAAGTCTTGATGATGATAATGATATAAGAAATCATTTTAACTGGTGTTATAAATGTGTTTGTGATAATTTTAAGAAAGAAGGGATATTATTTGATAATAATGAAGAATTAAAAGAATATTTTTATACCTATTATTATACACAATTTTATAAAATAAAAGTTGACCCAATAAAAGATATTGGTTTTAAATTTTATGAAAATTTTTGGAATAGTATTTTTAACATTGAAAAATATGTAAATAAGGATAAGGTTAAATTATTTATTGAAATTTATTTAATTTTCGATAAAACATTTATAAATGTATATGAAGATACAAAAATTTTATAAATTTTTTTAAAAAAAACCTTGTATATTTCGTATTAATATTATATTTTTACAAAAATAAAAATAACATTAATTTTAAATAAAAACAAACAACTATGGCTAATTTGAAATTAGATTTACTAAACAAAGTATCAATTGACAAGATGTATGAAGAAATGGAACTTGTACGATTGGCACAAGAACCTAACATGAATTATCGTGAAAAGGTAGAAACAATGATTGAAAGGTTGAAAAATATTGCTATTTTAAACCAACAAATCACTTTAATCAATCAATATTTTCCTGAACAATCACAACAAAATCAGGTACAGCAACCTCAACAACAATATCAGACACAACAACCACATCACGGTCAAACACACGCTGAATAACAACGAGTATGTTTATTTTTGATGAAATATATCAAATGTTGTTTATATCTTCCATCGTTTTTATAATATACGTCAGTTTTGATTTATTTATAAAAACGTATGGAAGATTTAAATTAAATAGAGAAACTAGGTTTGTTTTAACAAAAACCGAAAAAATAATATTATGGTTATCAATATCAATATTTTTTACATATTTAATTTAATGTGATGAAAGTAGTTTACGAAAAATTAAAACCTCTTGATGGTTATTTAGTTTCAATTGTTGTAAATACCATAAATGGTTGGTATGAACTTGAAATTGGTTTACCAATTAATTGGGTATATGATGAAAATTCGGAAGTTGGGTGTAGTGTTATATCAAAAAATGATAATGGTGTTTTATTAAAAATACATCCCAAAAATGAAAATGTCGTAATTGATGATTTAATTAATTTTGTTAAAATTATAATTGAAACTAATATAAAAATTGAAGAAAAGGAAAAAGAATTTACTGATAAAATGAAAAAAATGAAAGAACAACTGGAAGAAGAAGCACGTAAATTTTATGATGAATTGGATGATATGAAAAATAAATCTTTTAAGAATTTTAATGATACTTTTGTTGAAGAAATTAAATCTGAAAAAAAGAGTAAAAACAGTAAAAAAACAAGTACAAAAACAAAAGAAATTGTTGAAAATTATGATGAAAATGATGATGTCGATATAATAAAAGATATTTCGAATGATAAATAAATCTTTTATATGGACGAAAAAAATGATTTAATATCTATCGATTATGATGATAATAATGATAATTATGAATCATTTAATAATTTTATAACTGGTTATACCGAAACACAAAAAAATCTCTTTATTAATGATGTTGAAATTTATGGTAGTTTATATTTAGATGAAATTGAAAAGAAAAAGAAAATTTATAATGAAAAAAAGAAAAAAATGATTCCATATATTTTGAAATCCACTGATAAATATACTGAAAATGAACTAATTAAATATAGTTTAGATGATGTTATTAATATTTATAATGAATGTAAAATAAAAAACAGACCGTTTTTAGTAAAATTATTCCATTTCATTTTCAATTTTGATTAAATGTTATTATATTTGATGCGCATGTCGAACCATTAAATTCTAATTAAATTATGGGACAATTTAACACAATTTTTAACAAAGCGAGTATATATGAAATGTTTTTCTTTAATGTTAAGGCTGCGTTAATATATCCAACGTTGAATGATTTAACCACAAACGTTGAATTATATAATAATTGGATTAAGTTATCAAAATTTAAATATGGGCTAAATGATAATTCATCGCAAGATGATTTGAATGCAACATATCTTGAATATGCGCCCAATCATACTGATTATGTAAAGATTATTGCAATAACATACGCAACATTATATTTAGAAGATGGTAAAATAAAACGCTTTTTTAAAAAAATTATTAATAATGATGAATCTTCTAATATTGAACATTTTTTTGATGTATTAAATCAAATATCATCAGATGGTGTTGCATCACAACCACAATATTTTCCAACATTATGTGGTTATAATATAATTAATTATGATATACCATTATTATTGAAAAGATTTTTGGTTTATAGAGATAACATAAATGAAAATAATAAAAAAATACCATATATTTTAAAAAGATGTTTAGATACAAAACCTTGGGATAGTGATATTATTGATGTGATGAATCTTTTTAAATTTAATGGTTATGATGGAATGCCATTATCATTGATTATCAATATGTTAAATTTGAAAAAAAAGGATGATTTATTATCGAATGCTGATTTATCAAAATATTATTGGGAGAATATTAATGTTGATGTTGATAAAACCCTAGAATTTGTTTCATTACAATCAGCAATACAAACAAATGCTTGTATTCAAATCGTTAATGAGTTAAGACAATTATAATATCATTTTTTTTATGATGAATGGTAATAATTTTTATTACCATTTTTTTTTATATAATAATGATAATCATATGTGTTTTTGTATTTATTATTGAATAATATTATTAAAGTGGGAAAAAGAGCGTGTTTGATTTCAGGTGGTGGTATTTGGACTGCATATAATTGTGGTACATTAGAACGAATTGATAATAATTATGATTTGGTTGTTAGTATTTCAACTGGAAATTTAATTGCACCTTTTGTTGCATTAAATGATTGGAATACATTAAAAAATGTGTTGTTTAATATAAACGATTGGAATTTTTTTTATGGTAATCAAAGATTATATCATCCCAATAGAAATTATAAAAGGTTACAGATTTTACCAATATTATTATCACTTTTTTTTAAAAAAAAATATAAAATCATATCAAAAAACATTTATGATTTAATTAATACAAATTTTACTGAAAAACATTATTTCGAGTTAATTGAAAATAATAAAGAAGTGGTTATTGGTGCAATAAATTATGCACAGATACCAGCAAAAATACACTATTTTAATTCGAAATATGTCGAATTTAATGATTTTAAAGATTGGATGTGGGGTGGTGCAAATAATCCATTTTATTTGTTTTTACTAACAAAAGGATGGAAAGACTCAAACAATTATTTTCACGTGGGTAAATGGGGTAATGGTGGTATTATTGAACTTGTTAATTTTGATATGTTGTTTAATAAAAACTATACAGAAATTGATGTGATATTAACAAGAACAAAACCTTATGAAATTTTTGAAAACAATAATATTAATTCAATTAATAATAAATTACAAATTATAATCGATACAATACAACATAATCTTGAATTTTCATATTTTTACGAAAAAATAAAAATACTAAATAAACAAGGTGCTAAAATTACTGTATATTGGTTGCCAAATGATTTTGATATTAATATATCACCTAAAAATAAAAAATCGGTTGAAAATTTATGGAAATTGGGATATGATAACGCATTTAATATGGATAGAATTGATGTTTATAATCCGATTAATTGTAAAAAGAATAGATATTTATAAATGATTTATTGGAATGTGGCTAATTACACCCATTCCAATAAATCAGAAAATTTACCATCAATATAATCAGAATCATATATTTTATCAAATTCATTTTCAGATAACATGGCGATTTTTATCTTTGATTCACCATAATATACCGAGTTAATCAAATCGATTATTGTGTGATAAAATGTATAATTTAATGTTTTATGATTAAAACTATAAATTATACATTCGTGCCAATTGTTGTCATTCTGATCGATTGAATAATTTAATATAACACCAATTGTTCTTTTGATTGTAATTCCAGTAATTTCTTCGTTGTGAATTGTTTTAATTTTAGTTTTCATAACTATAATATTTATTGATTAATCAACACTATATTGTTCATAAATATCGAATCTAATGGATTTTTCAAATCCTCTGATTGATGTATTTCATAATGTAAACTAAAACCAGTAGTGCGACCCGAATTACCAACAGTACCAATTAATTGTTCCTTAGTGACAAAATCATTTTCCTTAACATATATTCTATTTAAATGTGAATATAATGTTTTAAAACCGATAGAATTTTTTATAATAATATAGTTACCATAATCCAAGTTTTTTTGCTTATTATTTTTTCTAATAAAAACCACCTTACCACTCATTGTTGCATATACATTACTATTAAATGGGGCAGCAATATCAATACCCTTGTGAAATTGTTTTTTATGCGTTATTGGATTTATTCTCCATCCAAATTCAGATGTTATTTTTACTGATTCTGATTTTTTAATTGGTAATTCAGTTGGAAATAAATTATAAAATTCATTCAAGTATTTGATTATTGAATCAGTTGGCATGTTATTTACATCAATTTTTTTGTTCATAAATCTAATATAGATGTTATCCATAAAATCAGAAACAATTTTATTTCTCTGATATAATTCATTATTTTTTTTGGATAATTCGTTATTTATATACGATAATTGATGATTATATTTACCATCAATTGATGTTGCATTAGTGTTGTTAGTCCCATTAATTGTAATTAATAGACTTAATATAAAAAATAACAACAATACAACAACCATTTTAATGATTAAATTCAAATATTTCATAAGACAAAAATTTAGTTACAATTATTTTTTTACAAAAAAAATAAAAATTAGATTAATAATAAAGTTATGATTATTTAGTTTATAAATGAAAATGCCCGAAATTTTTTGTTTTTCGGGTATTTGTTGCATATATAGTGGTTACATGTCCACTTATTGTAATGATAGTGGTGTATTTGAAAATTCGGTGATTTAATTTTATTTAAAAAAAAATTAAACATATCAAGTATAAATAGTTTTTATTTTAAAAAAATACCATAATACTAATTATCAATATGTTAATTAATTTGATTCAATTCTGTCGTTATTTATTGTTTTATAAGTAATTCTTTTTATAAAATAATTTGGATTAAAAATAAATAAATTTGTGTTTTTTATTTGATTAAAATCATATTTTTCTAATATTGAATGTATTTTATGTGTATTTGTTTCTATATTATTTTTATCAAAAAAATTGTTTAATCCATAATAATTCATTCCAGATATTTTATTTTTTTTATCATCATCAACATATAAAAATTTTCTATATTTAAAATAGTCAAAATCAATTGGATTGTATTGGAATGGTAATGCTAATGTTAATATTAACGTATTTTTATTATAAAATTCTCTATAAATCATTTCAAAAAATTCGTCAACAATGCCACATTTTCTATACTCTTTATGTAGCACAAATGTGTTGATGAATACAATTTTGTCATAATCATTAATGTTGATATAATTATTATTAATTGCAAATAATAATTCATTGTATGATTTAACAAATTTATAATTATATAATAATGTGATTATATCAAGATTTAGCATTTTTACCAATTCAACATTCCAAATCGATATCATATATTCACCAATAATTAACGGCTTTTTTTGCTCATCAATTCTTAATTTTGAAATAATTCCATCACAATGTGTTATAATATTATCGTTATTATCAATTAAATCAAAATTTTTTCGATATGCGGTTGTTTTAAATGAAATATTTTTCCACAAATTCCATATTTTTTTATCAACAGTCATATATAATATGCAATTAAGATAGTGTTTATAAATTGAATATCAATCATAAATGATTGATTATTTGAGATTAATGTTGATTTAATTCAAACGATTTATTCATTTTATTCATTAATTGAACATAATATGTTTTAATAGTATCCACACTTAAATAATCTTTTGGTTCATATTCATGTTCAATTGTTTTTGACCAATATAAATTGATATTTAATCTATTCATATCATTTATGAAATCATTTACAGTTAATGGTAAAGGTAATGATTGTTTTATATTTTGTTTATTTATAATATAATGATTGGGGTAAAATTCTAATATAATATTTTCACTATTAGTAAATTTATACCAATTAACCATATTTTTTCCAACCCAATCATCAAATAATAATTTCACATTATTTTCATCATCACATACACGAAATAACATATTAATATGAAACGATTGTTTCAATAATTTTTTATATTTAATCGTACCACATGTATCAATATATGGTACAACTTTAATCATCTCAGTTTTATTAAACATAATAAATATTTATTTCTTTAACGAATATACGAATCAAACAATAAAATGTTACAAAATTGATTAATAATTTATCAATTTATAACATTTTTTAAAAACTATTCGTTAATTAAATCATATTCTTCTGCAACAATGACTAATATTTTTGACGGTAATGGTTTTTTTTGGTTTTTAAATTCATTTTTCATTAGTTCCGTAATATTATGTGAAGTAAATACTTGACCAATATCCATCCACGTTCTATTTGTGATGGTGAATAATAATTCTTCAGTATTACTATCATAAATCTTCACACTTATTCTTGGTGTTTCTTTGTTGTATCTACTCATATTTTATTATTTTTTTTGTTCATTATTATGTTTTAAAATACTTAACAAAATATTAACCATATTAAATGAATCATATCTCAATAATTTATATATAAATATAATGTAAATCCATTGAATATAATTAATATCAATTTTAAATATTTGTTCAATACTAACATCAGATATTAGTGATATGAAAACCCCTAATATAATGGATTCGAATATAAAGATGCTAATAACACCAATTAATACTGATATAATTCTAATCATAGGTAAATTATTTAATGTTTATTTTCAATCCCATATTTTTCATTTTTAATAAAACTTCCGCATTACCCATTGCATCATCTAACGGATTGTGAGTATGTTCGGTATCTCGTAGATGTTTCCAACTCGCAAATGTGTCTTTAACCATACCACAATAAAGATCACCAATTCGTCTTGATGAATGACCAAAAGGATTTTTTCCGTAAAAAACCCAAAAATAATAATTAATCCAACTGGCATCAAATCCATTATTGTCGGATATTAAAATGGGTCTACCCTTAGTATTATTATTAATCCATTCGGCAAATTTTGACATAACAATATGTGGGTCGTCAAAATTTTCATGCTCACTACGACTATAACCAGAAATTTTTAACGTTTCAGGTATATATTCGTTTGATATTGGTTTTATTTTACCAATAAAATTCGTATCTAATTCATAAGTCAATTTAACTGCAGCAAAACACACAATACTATGTTTTCCAATAATAGGACCATCAGTTTCAACATCAACAACAAAATAACTCATATTATTTATTTTATTATTTTTAAAATATTATTAATCACATTAGTATCAGCAATACCCTTTCGATAATTACTACAGTATGCAAAATTATTTGGCAGTATTTCTGATAAGTTAAGATCATCAATTGCAACAAATTTAGTAATGTTATGTTCATTAACATATTTTAAAATTTCACTACCTCGACAGGCTTCAAGTTCACTCAATTTTTTAAATTGAACACCCCATAAATTTGGCGTAAAATCACTAATACCACCAATAACTTTATTATCACGAAAAATTTCATTAATTTGTGTTATTGAATATGACAATTTCCAATCACTTGATAATACAATTGTTGGATTTGTTTTTTTTATAATAAAATTTAAAGCAAAAACACAATCGGTATCAAATAATGGTACTTGATATTTATGATGATAATCTTTTATTGTTAGTGGTTTTGATGTTACTAAAACACCATCAATGTCTAAAAAGAGATATTTATTACCTATGCTCATATTGTTATTTTTTATTTATATTATACGATAGTTTTATTATATTGTTACAATTTTTATGATTTATTCATGATTGTTTTCCAAATCATATGACAATATTTAATTTGATGTTTACAATCATCAATTGGATTATGTCTAATACCATTAAAGGATAAATTTTTCTTTATTTCAGGTAATAATGATACTAATGTTCTAACATCTCTTTCTTTTTTTGTGTTCCAAGGTACTTCTTTAAATCCACAAACAACATATGCATTTGTTAAAATGCTTAAATCAAAACTAATTCCATTCCCCCAAACCTCAACATCATAGTTTAATGACTTGATGAAATACGTTAATTTATTTAATACATTTAATATATTATCACCATCACCATTAAACAATTCGTTTTTTGATATTGGGTTTTGTTTTAACCACCAAAATAAAGTAGATGCATCTACTTTCATTCCTAAATCAAGACAAGATTGGATATCAACTCGTTCATAAAATTCTCTACCCAATTCACCTGTTTTTAAATCGAACTCAACAGCAGCAATACTAAGAATTACAATATTTTTGCTAATATTAATACCTAATGTTTCAATATCAATCATTAAATGTCCTAAATTATTTTCTCTTATCATAATTACTATAGGGTTTTTGGGGTTTTTTTTGAAAATGACCTTTGATTGATAAATTTATTATACCGAACACAATAAAAAACAGCAAAAACATGCCAATAATTACTGATAATAATACAATTAATTCGTTTCCCATAATAATATTAATTTTTATTGTATAATTTATAAATTTTAATTGAATCATATTTACCATATATTGATTTATCATCAATTGATTGTAAAAAATCAATTCTTTGTGTATATCTTTTATTTAAAACATCATGAACAATCCAAATGCCATTAATTTTTTCATGTTTACTAACAACCATAATGGTATCACCAAATTTTATTTTACCTTTAAATCTATTATCATTTTTATTGTTAATATATTTTAATTTTGAAGTATCATATAGCATATCTTGACTTATTGCCACCCATCTTAATGTACTCGCATTATCGATATCAATACGTGAACCATCAGCAGTGATATCTGGTGTATCATCACATTGATTTTTTGTGGGATAATAAATAGTAGCAACTATATTATCATATAATAAATATGATTTAACAAAATTATAATGTTCTAAAAATAGAAATTCACTTTGTCCAATTTTATTAAATGTTATTAATAAAATTGTTGTTATTGTTAAAATTTTAATTAATGTTTTCATATTGAATGAAAATTAATTAATTTTAATAATGTGCAAATATACGAAACTTTTTTTTTATTGTTACAATATTTTTATAAAATATTTTTTTTTGGGGGTATGTATTAATATATTTGTAACAATTTTACATAAAACTCGTATAAAATAATTTAAAACAATATAAAATATTAAGAATAATGTATAGTTTTTGTTTCGATAACGATTTGGATTACAATAAGGGTACTCTAAAAAGTAGTTTTTTAAATAAAATTATTGAATTGGGATATAAACCAATTGGAATTACTCTTTTGTTAAATGAAGAAGTTATTATATTTAAAACACAAAATGAAGTTAATGATATTAAAGAAGAATTTAAATATTACGGATTGTTCTATGATATTGAATCATGGAAAATGACACATGCCATTTATATAAATGATATTTATGGTGGTGTTGATACGTCTGCACCTGTTATATATTGGATTGAATAACAGATAATATATATATGGTATGAAATTTTTATTACAAACAATCGACGGTAAAATTAAGTACGATTATGTGTTTCATTTACATAATTTAATTGAATTCCATAATTGGTATAATCCAACCAATATTATTGAGTATTTGTTTTATGATGTGCGTTCAAATCAAAATAATTATAGTTTTAAAAATTCATATCGAAAATATGTTCCAATTGGTGATATAAATTTTGTTGAATCGTTTTTAAATAAATTTTATGGATTAAATTTAAAACCAATTAACATACCAGTTGAATTATTTGGTTTTGCGGGAAGATTTGTTATGAATGGTAATGATAAAGATATTATGAAATTAGATGGAATATTCTTTATAAAGAGTAATGATGTTTTTTATGAACATTTTAATATATTAGATACTAATGCCGATATTATAAAAATACCAATTGGTAATTATCAAATATCAGAATATGTTGATATTAGTAATAAATGGCGTGCATTTGTTTATGATAAAAAATTGGTAGGTTTACAAAACTATGATGGTGACTTTACTAAATTTCCTAACGTAAAAAAAATATTAGGTATGATTAGTTCTTATAAATCATCACCAATTGCATATTCAATGGATGTTTTTGTTAATAATAATGATACATATTTATTTAATGTAAACAATTTTACATCATGTCATTTATACGGATTTTTTAATTATAAATTATTGCCTGTAATGTTTTCCAGATGGTTTTATGAATATGTGAAAAAATATAATAAATAATATTATGGTATTTAAAGCAGAATATAAATTACAGTATACTGTTGATAATAATATTAGGGAATTATTGGTTGAAGTCGAACTAGTAAAAAATGATTTACCACTCAAACCCCGTGAAAATATATATAAAGGTGTTGTATTAGTTAATGGTCAACATTATTATGATGTTGATGTATCGCATATTGTAAATGCTTTGTATGCTGCTGAGGAAATTGGTCAAAAAATAAAGAAAGATATTAAAAAAAAGTGTCGCAAACATGGGAATGTTTTTAGGGTAAAAAAAGAACTGATATATGAAATCCCCAAAAATGTATAATTTTATTAATATATTCACAAAATAATTTAAGTATTTTGTAACAAAAAAAAAATACTTTCGTATACTAACAATAATTAACAATTTATTAAATTTGCAAATTAAATACTTAATCAAGTATTTATTTTAAAAATTGTTATATAAATGAATATCCGAAAACTTTTTAATATACCAGATAAAGAACAATCGATTATAATTAAAAACCAAATTAATGAGGTTTTTGATAAATGTAATCAACTTGCTGATGTTGAAAATAGTGATCAAATTGAATATAAAAAATTTCATGATAATATCTGCCCCAATTGTAAAAATAGAAATGAAAAGACAATTGTAAATAAAATTATTCTTGGAAACGGTAATGCTAAAATAAATGGTAGTTTTATTTGGGGGTTTGGTAATATAAATGGTAGTTATATTAATGAATTTATTGAAATTAATCATTGTAATGAATGTGGTAATGAGTGGTTTAAGTATAAAACAAAAAATATCGATTCAAATAGAATATTAAGGGTTTTGTTGAAATATTTAGCACAAATCATAAAAGACCCAAAAGAAAATAATGATGATTGGAAATTAGAAGTAATTCAAATATTTTCAAATTGTTATGCCGAAACAATTTTTAAATTAAAAAATATGGTTGTATTACCTGATGAATTTATTGATGTTTTAACAATAAAAACTCTCCGTAAACATTATAAATCAATTTTTGATGAAACAATCAACAAATAATTTGTTTAATATTAACATGATAAATAACGTTAAATGAAATTAATATTAATTGCTGCTGTTAGTGTTGATGGTGTTATTGGTATTGATGATAATATACCTTGGCATATCCCTGAAGATATGAAACATTTTAGAAACACTACAATAAATCATTCAATTATTGTTGGTTATAATACTTATTTAACATTACCACCCAAAGCATTTGAAAATCGTAGTTATTGGGTTTTAAGTAGTAAAAATAAAATTGTTGATAGACAGAATATTATTCAATTTAAAACAATTGATAATATTTTTGAGAATTTAAAAAAATGTAATAATTGTGATAAAATTTTTGTGGCTGGTGGTGCGATGATATACGATTCAATGATTGATTATTGCGATGAAGCGATAATCACTTGGGTTAATAAAAAAATACCTAATGGTAATAAATTCTTTCCAGTTTTAAAATTATTTAATAATTTTGTGCCGACAATAAATGATGTTGATTGGTTACTAAGTACCACTAATATTGAATATAAAATTATTCAATATAATAAAATCAACATTTAACAATGGTAGTGTTTTAGTATAATATATTAATCAATACACAAACAATTTTGTGTCGGTTTTTAACTAAAAAAGATTTGTTATGAACAAAAATGATAGATGTGGTTACAATATTTCCGATTTTTATTCAGAAGAATGGAAATTAAAAATGGAAGCATCTAAAATAAAAAATATTGTTGAAACAGGATATGGTTATACAAATAAAAGAATATCATCAAAAAGGTTGTTAATGTTGATGAATAGACTTACTGAAATTGAGGCAATTTTAAATAATAATGATAAAAATAATGAATAGTTGAATGTATTGCATTGTTTAAAAAAAATCTTTAATTGTAAAGATGATATTAGAAGTATCGATTTGTGATGATAAATTAGGAAATTTATAGTTATTCATATGGAATTTTACGCAGAAAGTTCAAATATATCAGATAATCAATTATTATTACCAAATGGTAATGTAATTACATTTAATGAAATGCAATATGAAGGCATTTTAAAAATAAAAAAATGGTTGGGTGATTATAATAATCAATTTTTCACATTAGCGGGTTATGCTGGTACTGGAAAATCAACAATAGTAAAAAAAATACTAGACAAATATAAACTAAGACATAATGTAGTTGTTAGCGCACCAACACATAAAGCCAAAAAAGTGGTGTCGAATACAACAGGTATTAATGGTTTAACATTACAATCTTTATTAGGATTAAGACCAGATATTAATTTAGATGATTTTAATCCCAATGATCCACAATTTAATCAAATTGCGATACCAAAAATTGATGAATATGATTTGGTTGTGATTGATGAAGCATCAATGATTAATTCTGATTTATATGAATTAATAAAAAATACTGTTGCTAATATAAACACTAAAATATTATTTATTGGTGATCCTGCGCAAATACCACCAGTTAATGAAAAGGAATCTATAATTTTTTATGATAACACAATTCAAACACATTGGTTAACAAAAATTGAACGTCAAACTAATACAAATCCATTATCGCTGATATATGATAATCTTAGAAATAATTTAGATAAAATTAATGGTGGATTTGTTAGAAAGACTGTAATGAATGAATTGGGTGAAGGTATTGTTTTCACAAAAAATAAAAAAGAATTTAGAAATATTGTTATTGATAAATTTAATAGTTTAGAATTTAAAAGAGATAGTGATTTTTGTAAAGTAATTGCATGGAGAAATGAAACCGTAAATAGTTCCAATAAAATAATAAGAAATGAATTATTTGGTAAAAATAGTGATATTATTGAAATTGGTGATATATTAATGGGATATCGTAATGTTAGTCATGAAAGTCAATGGTATAATATTATTGAAAATAGTGCTGATTATGTTGTCGTGAAAAAATCAAAATTAGAAGAAAATGAATATGGTATTAAGGGATTTAATGTTCAATTAAGAGAAAATTTGTCGTCTGATCAGTATCAATATACTGATGTTTTTATAGTCGATATAAATGATTATGATAATTTACATCAATACGCAGAAATGCACGATTTTTTTAGAGATATTGGTAAATCAAATAAAAAACTGTGGTCTAAATATTATAAATTTAGAAGAGATAATTTAATAATGACCACAATTAATAAATATCGTGATGGTAGTTATCGTGAATCTTATAATGTAATTGTTAAAGACCTTGATTATGGTTTTGCAATAACAGCACATAAATCACAAGGGAGTACATATTCACATGTCTTTATTATGGAAAATGATATTAATTTAAATCGTCAACTAAAAGAACGTAATCAAATTAAATATGTTGCATTTACACGACCACGTATGTCTGCAATTGTATTAACCGATGTAAACGATAATTAGTATGAATATGAAACAAGATTTTATTTTAAAATTTGTTAAAGAAAATAATAATAATTGGTATATTGATTTACCGAATTGGACTGGTAGAAAATCTGCATTGCAAATGGTTTCTGGTGCAGATGAACTATTAGATTTAATATCAAATAATAATAATGAAGTTACATTATATGTTTCATTTAATGATTTTGATGGTGCTAATAGAATTAAGTTAGTGAATAAATGTTGGTTTAATGGTGCTAATTATATTTGTGATAGATATGATAATAAAACAATAAATCATAAATTATGGCTTTGTGATGTCACAAAATTCGTGTTTGGTCGTTTTCCAGATGTTATCTATTTTGCACCAATAAAACCCATTAAATTATAAATTTTGTAACAATTTTTATTAGATTTCGTAGAATTGATAAATTAAAGTACAAATCAAATGAATAAAAATTTAATTATACTTAGAGGATTACCCGGTTCGGGAAAAAGTTCGTTTGCTAAAGTAATTGATGGTGTTATTTGCAGTGCTGATGATTATTTTATCAGAAATGGTGAATATATTTGGTCAGCAAATTTAATTGGTGATGCTCATGCATGGTGTCAGCGAAAATGTCAAAGATATATGAATATTGGTGTGAGTAAAATTGTCATTGACAATACATCTACAACTGAAAAAGAATTAAAACCATATATGGATTTGGCAAAAAAATATGGTTATAAAGTTTTTTCAGTTATTGTTGAAAATAGACATGGTGGCATAAATACACATAATGTTCCCCAAGATACTTTAAATAGAATGAAAAATCGTTTTGAAATTTCATTATAAATTAATAGATATGAATAAATTAAAAAAAATTGTAAAAAGGGCATTTTCAAAAAATAAACCGCAAACATACGCAAGTGCGTATGAATTGCAATTTATATTAGATATAATAAATTCAGACGATCCAAATTTATCAGAAATTATTGATGATATCAATAATATTGACATAAATTCAATGATATATCAATCTAATGTCGATTATTTTGATAGTTATAATACTATGTTATTTATTAATACTATAAAAAATCTGACAAACTTAAAAATAACATTAGGTGGATTGTTGGCATTAAAATATCGAATTGTGTCAAAAGAAACCGCATTGATATATGTGTATTATTTGTTTGATGTATTACCATCAAATACAACAATAAACGCATATAATTTATTGCAAAATGTTTTTAGATATGGATTTTTTTCCGATAAGCAAATTGAAGATATTTGGAATTCACTAAAAATTGATGCAGATGTTGATATGAGTAAATATTATTGTTTTGGAAGTCCAGATACATTATTTGAATATTTTGAAATTTGGTTAAATTAGTATAATTATGAGAATTTTTAGAAATAAACTTTTTAATTCCGATACAATTTTAATTGGTTTTGTTATTATATTAATCATTTTTATAATGTATATGATCGGTGTTTATATTTACCTTGAATTTAATCCATTACATTGGCTAAAATAATTATAAAGTTTATAAAAAAATATTATTATGAATGTCATTGAATTCAATAAATTTTTACAGGATAATTATATAAGATGTAATATTAATAATCCACCATCGATAGGGGATTGTGTGTATTATCCAATTTCTGAAAGTGTTATTTATGATGACCCTTATATAATTGAAGGAATTTTAATTGATATTGTTAATGATGATTTTATTGTTAATATTAATAGAATTGGCATTTTTAGAGATAAATTAGAAAAATTTTATACAAAAAAAAATAATTGATTTATTAATTAAATTTAACAATTATGAATGAAAATAAAAATTATAATTTTCTTCAAGAGATTGAACAAACCAGAGAAGAAAAATATGCAATGTATATGAAATTATCGAAAAAAGAATTAATTGAATTATTAATTAATTCTGATGAAATGATACGTCATTTAATAAAATCAAATAATTATACCAATACAATCAAATTAAAATGTGATGGTTGTGGTTGTGAACCTAATGTAATTTATAATACATTGAATGGTAAATATTGTTCAACATGTTTTACAAATAATACGAAGCATTACCTTTATTAATTTTTTTGATGTTTTTTATATGAAATTATTTTTTGGTTTTAATAATACTGAAATAAGTATTTTAAAAGATATTATTGGTATTGTTTTCATATTAATTATGTTTTTTTTTAGTATGTTTGCGTTTTCATTTTTCACATAATTATATTAATTTTTTAATGGAAATATGATTATAACACCATATCGATAATAGTATTTTTATGTATTTATTAGTAAATATATATAAAATATGAATATTGATAATATAATTAAAAATACAATTTTTGAATTTGTTAATGAACATCGTAATTTATTTGAAAATTTAGATTTAAATAATTGGGATAATATTATTAATTGGTTAAATAAAAACGCACCTGAAAGTATTTTTGATGATAATGGTAATATTGATTGGGATTACAGAGAACCAATGTATGGTGATGATTTAGAAACGTTAATTTATACTTATAAAGCAATATATAATGATGTGATTAGTAAAGAAAAAATTGAAGTATATCGTTTGTTAAAATTAAATACAATCAATGATTTAGATATTAATAACGTTGGCGTATTTTGGTCATTTAGTAAAGATAATGTTGGTAGTTATGGTATTACCAATACAGATGATTTAAATAAAAATACTTTTATATTAACTGCAATTGTAAAAACTGCTGATATTGATTGGGAAAGCGGTTTTTATTCGTTTTTATTATATGGTAGATATGAATTAGAATGTAACATGAAAAAGGGTTCGGAATGCTTAATCACACATATTAATGATAAAAAATTATCAACACCAATTAAAGGTACTTGTTAAAATAATACAATATAAAAATATATTATATGAAAAATTTAAATTTGTTTAAAATAAGACGAATAATTAAAGAAGAATTTAATAATTTACACACATCACAATTACCAGAATTTGGAGATAGGTTACATAATTTGAATGAAATTGAACTAACTACAAAAGAACCATATAAGTATAAACGTAGTGACATTAGTTACGATTATGTTGAATATGAATTTGATAGTGAAAATTATGAATATCTTGCAATATTTCAATTAGAAAATAGATATAAAAGAATTTGGTCATTTCAATTTGGTGTTTCTGATGGTACACCTGAATCAATTACTAATGAATTTAAGATTTCAAATGTTATGTCAACAATTATTAACATAATTCTTGATTTTATTAATAAATATAAACCAAACGCAATTAAAATACATCCTTCCGATCAAAGAAGATATAGATTATATACTGCAGCAATAAAAGAAGTTGAAAATGATAATCCAAACTATTATCCCCGATATATTGGTGAATATATTGTGATTGAAAGAAAAGTAAAAATTTTTGATAAAAACGCAATTGAATTATAACAATTTTTGATATTATTCGTAATACATAGTCGTAAATAATAACTATAAATAAATATGAGTTGGAACTATAGAATATTAGCACATAAAAGCAATAATGATGATATGTATTTACAAATACATGAGGTGTATTATAATGAAAATAATATTCCAATAGCATATACCAAAAATCCAATATCAATCGGCGGTACTGATATTGATGAAATTTTATGGGTAATTGATAAAATACGTGATGCCGTTAATAAACCAATTTTATTGGCTGGTGAGAAATTCCCAAACGAATATCGCAATGAAGATTTAAACAAATCTGACGAATATCAATAAATTTACACACAATGATAAATGGCGAAATTGTGTGAATTATCTACGTAAAAAATTGAAAATTGAATGGGATTTAGCAAATTGGAATCCATATGATATTAAATTCTGAATATTTTTTTCATGTGAATGCAGTATATAATTCTAAAAATAAATGATATTGTTGAAGTTGTTTTAAGAGTTAGTGAAAACCAATCCATTACAGATGATTTATCAATACCTGATTATTGGGGTTGGTTTTGTTATACTCAAAATAAATTTACAATTATACAATTAAATTATCCATTTCGATATTTGTTACGATATAGTAACACAAGAAAACAATTACTCGTCATATATTATTGAAAATATTGGTGATAAAAATATAACAATGTGTGAATTTGCTATTAGTTTTATAAAATTTTGGAAAGAATATATAAATTTATTGGATGAAAAAAATTTTTAATGAAATTTTGTAACATAATTTTATATTATTCGTATATCTTTTTAGTATAAAAAATTTCATGTTATGAGAAAATTAGCATCAATACAAAGAATCAAATCAATAAAACCAATACCAGATGCTGATGCTATTGAAGTTGCAGAAGTATTAGGTTGGAAAGTTGTTGTTAAAAAAAACGAATTTAAGGTTGGTGACTTGTGTGTTTATTGTGAAATTGATTCACAATTACCAGAACGTCCCGAATTTGAATTTTTAAGAAAATCAAACTTTAGAATAAAAACCTTGAAGTTAAGAGGTCAAATATCACAAGGTATTTGTTTTCCATTATCAATACTTAAACAAGACGTTGATTTGGTTGAAGGTGCTGATGTTACCGAAATATTAGGTGTTGTTAAATACGAACCACCAATACCTGCAGAATTATCTGGAACTGCTAAGGGTAAATTTCCATCGTTTTTTCAAATTACCGATGAAAAAAGAATACAAACACTACCTAATATTGTTGAACAGTATTCAGGAAAATCTTTTATTGCAACAGAAAAACTTGATGGTAGTTCTTGTTCATTCTATTGGTATAATGGTACTTTTGGCGTTTGTAGTAGAAATTGGGATTTATATGAATCCCCAACCAATACAATGTGGAAATTTGCAAGAGAAAATGATATTGAAAATAAATTAAAATCATTAGGTAGGAATATTGCATTACAAGGTGAAATAATTGGTGAAGGTATTCAAAAAAATAAATACAAAATAAAAGGACATACCGTTAGATTTTTTAGGGTTTTTGATATTGATCAATATCAATACCTGTCATACGAAGATATGATACCTTTAATTAATGGTTTAGGATTGGAAACAGTACCAATTCTTGATATGAACTATATTCTACCATCAACAATTGAGGAAGTTCTTAAATATGCTGACGGTAAAAGCAAACTTAATCCTCAAGTTGATAGAGAAGGTGTTGTTTTCGTAAGATATGAAACTTCAAATAACGGTAGACTATCATTTAAAGCGATTTCAAATAAATTTTTAATTAAAAATAATGAATAATATGAAAAATTTATATTTGGTTACAACCAGAGGTTTGGGTCAATATTATATTATTGCTAATGACCCAACAGAAGCCGAAAATGCTTTGATGAAAATTTTTAATGACCAAGAATATGGTTTTGAAACTGATCGTCGTGTTATGAAGATTGAATGGCTCGCAGCATCATTTATACCCCATTATATTGATAATAATAAACCATTCTTATCAAAAAAAGATACATGTTTACTTATAGTTGATGATTGGAAATTAAAATGAGTGAAAATTTGAGTAATAATTTATCAGAGTATTATGAAAAAAGCACTCGCTTTTTTCTACCACCTAATACATATACTATTATTCAAATACAAAATTCAAACTATACTAATTTCAACACAAGTAATAGTGGTGATAAATTTAGTGATGAAATTATGGATTGTTTGAAAGAAACAGCATCTGAACTTCTCCTAAAGATACCAACTGCCAAATTAATTTTTGTTAATTATTATGAATTGGATGTATTATGGCATGCCCTTAACAGAGGATTTAGAACACATTGATTTAAATGGCTACACTGCATATTATGGCAATGGCAAACTCTACCTTATGCACAAAGGATTTACCACCGATACCCTCAAAACCCTAT